AGTGGGGCCTGTCTCACCCTGTGGTCCTGTGGCGCCCGTTACTCCGGGAGAACCCTGATCACCCTGGGGCCCAGTGGGGCCGGTCGCACCCGTGACACCTGGGGAGCCCTGATCACCCTGTGGACCGGTTGGCCCGGTGGCGCCAGTGACTCCGGGCGATCCTTGTTGGCCTTGCGGACCCGTAGGACCGATCGCTCCAGTGACACCCGGAGATCCCTGGTCGCCCTGAGGTCCGGTTGGACCAGTCGCTCCTTGAGGACCAGTAGCACCCGTAACTCCCGGACTTCCTTGTTCCCCTTGTGAACCAGTGGGTCCGATGGCGCCGGTGACACCCGGGGATCCCTGCTCACCCTTGGCGCCGGTGACACCCGGGGATCCCTGCTCACCCTGCGGGCCTGTAGGACCTGTTTCGCCCTGAGGTCCCGTAGCACCAGTGATACCCGGACTGCCTTGGTTACCCTGGGGACCGGTCGCACCAGTGACACCAGGCGAACCCTGCTCGCCCTGAGGACCAGTTATACCGGTTGCACCAGGGGACCCTTGCTCGCCTTGGGGACCAGTTGCTCCCGTGACACCAGGAGATCCCTGATCTCCCTGGGGGCCCGTCGGGCCCGTGGCACCTGTAACCCCAGGAGATCCCTGATCACCCTGGGGACCGGTCGGACCCGTGGCTCCGTCAGGCCCTGTCGCACCCGTGACACCCGGTGAACCTTGGTCACCTTGGGGGCCTGTTGGCCCCGTAGCCCCAGTGGTTCCTGGAGATCCCTGTGGACCTGTGGCGCCGGTGACTCCCGGAGATCCTTGATCACCCTGGGGACCGGTAGGCCCAATGGGACCTGTGGCTCCGGTGACTCCGTCAGGACCAGTCGCACCGGTGACTCCGGGCGAACCCTGGTCACCCTGGGGCCCCGTGGGTCCGGTCTCACCTTGCGGGCCCGTGGACCCAGTGACCCCGGGTGAGCCCTGGGGACCGGTCGGCCCTGTCGCGCCGGTAACACCTGGGCTGCCTTGATCACCCTGGGGTCCAGTGGGGCCGGTTTCACCTTGCGGACCTGTCGCACCGGTGATCCCCGGTGAGCCCTGATCCCCTTGGGGCCCTGTTGGACCAGTTGCACCAGTGACTCCGGGCGAACCTTGGTTGCCCTGCGGACCAGTCGGTCCCGTTGTTCCAGTTACACCCGGAGAGCCCTGTACTCCCTGCGGTCCGGTCGCACCTGTGGCGCCATCTGGCCCTGTCGCACCAGTTACTCCCGGACTTCCTTGGTCTCCCTGCGGACCTGTGGGGCCAGTTGCTCCAGTGACACCAGGTGAGCCCTGATCACCTTGAGGTCCAGTCGGGCCAGTGGCGCCCGTGACACCGTCAGGTCCAGTCGCACCGGTTACCCCGGGAGATCCTTGGTCGCCTTGAGGTCCTGTCGGGCCTGTTGCACCAGTGACGCCCGGTGACCCTTGCTCCCCCTGGGGGCCGGTCGGTCCGGTGGCTCCGTCAGGTCCAGTAGCCCCGGTGACACCGGGGGAACCCTGATCGCCCTGCGGACCTGTAGGCCCAGTAGCACCGGTTGTTCCATCGGGTCCAGTTGCGCCTGTGACACCCGGAGAGCCCTGCTCCCCTTGGGGGCCAGTTGGTCCAGTTGCACCAGTGACGCCTGGGGATCCTTGATCACCCTGCGGACCCGTCGGACCGGTCGCTCCCGTGACTCCATCAGACCCAGTTGCACCAGTTACGCCCGGAGATCCCTGATCTCCTTGGGGACCAGTTGGTCCAGTGGCTCCCGTGACTCCGGGTGAACCTTGGCCCCCCTGCGGTCCGGTTGCGCCAGTGACACCAGGAGATCCCTGGTCACCTTGAGGCCCTGTCGGACCCGTATCACCCTTCGACCCAGTGGCTCCCGTTACTCCTGGACTACCCTGAGGTCCTGTCACTCCAGTGACGCCCGGGGATCCCTGCTCACCCTGCGGACCGGTAGCGCCCGTGACCCCGGGGGACCCCTGATCTCCTTGAGGACCAGTGGCACCGGTTACTCCGGGACTACCCTGATCGCCCTGAGGTCCTGTCGGTCCGGTCTCGCCTTGGGGTCCTGTGGCACCAGTGACGCCTGGCGATCCTTGGTCACCCTGGGGTCCAGTGGGTCCTGTGGCACCCGTGACTCCAGGGGACCCCTGATCGCCCTGCGGCCCTGTCGGTCCGGTAACACCAGGAGAGCCTTGATCTCCCTGAGGACCTGTCGGACCAGTAGCACCCGTGACACCCGGGGATCCCTGGTCTCCCTGTGGGCCCGTCGATCCGGTCGCACCAGTGACACCTGGCGAGCCCTGGTCTCCCTGGGGACCCGTCGGGCCCGTAGCACCCGTAGCTCCATCGGGCCCAGTTGCACCCGTAGCCCCGTCAGGACCGGTAGCCCCCGTGACACCAGGTGACCCTTGATCACCCTGAGCCCCAGTCGGTCCCGTGGCTCCCGTGACTCCGGGCGAACCCTGGTCTCCCTGCGGACCCGTGGGTCCGGTTGCTCCCGTGACTCCGGGTGAGCCCTGATCTCCCTGGGGGCCCGTGGGTCCAGTTGCACCGTCAGGTCCAGTAGCCCCCTGAGGCCCAGTCGGACCCGTCGCTCCGGTGACTCCTGGAGAACCCTGCTCTCCCTGCGGGCCCGTTGGGCCCGCCGGGCCGGTCGCACCCGTGACACCTGGGGAGCCCTGATCGCCCATCGGACCCGTCGGACCTGTGGCTCCGTCAGGACCAGTCACGCCTGTAACTCCGGGACTTCCCTGGTCACCTTGCGAACCAGTCGGTCCTATCGCTCCCGTCGCGCCGTCAGGTCCAGTCGCACCAGTGACACCCGGGGATCCCTGATCTCCCTGGGGGCCCGTGGGGCCAGTTGCACCGGTGACTCCGTCAGGCCCAGTCGTTCCTTGTGGACCTGTGGCGCCAGTGACTCCAGGAGATCCCTGGTTTCCCTGGGGACCTGTGACTCCTGGTGAACCTTGATCACCTTGAGGTCCAGTCGGACCTGTCGCCCCTGTGGCTCCATCAGGACCTGTCGCTCCTGTGACACCCGGTGAGCCCTGATTTCCTTGAGGACCAGTAGGCCCGGTAGCCCCAGTGACACCTGGAGAGCCCTGATCTCCCTGAGGGCCCGTTGGTCCAGTTGCACCGGTGGCTCCATCGGGACCCGTGACTCCTGTGACTCCAGGCGAGCCTTGATCACCCTGAGGACCAGTCGCACCTGTAGCTCCGTCAGGTCCAATAGACCCCGTAACTCCGGGTGAACCTTGGTCCCCCTGCGGTCCGGTTGCTCCCGTGACTCCGGGTGAACCCTGCTCGCCCTGGGGACCAGTTATGCCGGTCGCACCAGGTGACCCTTGATCACCTTGAGGGCCTGTAACGCCAGGAGATCCCTGGTTGCCTTGAGGACCAGTCGGTCCAGTCGCACCTGTTACTCCCGGAGACCCCTGATTGCCCTGAGGACCAGTGGGGCCGGTCTCTCCCTGAGAGCCTGTGGGACCGGTCGCCCCTGTTACTCCGGGGGAGCCCTGGCCACCCTGTGGACCCGTCGCACCTTGAGGACCCGTCGGGCCGGTGTCACCCTGCGGACCTGTGGGGCCGGGGGGACCCTGAGGGCCGGGGGGACCCTGAGGGCCAGTAGCGCCGGCGGGTCCAGTGGGACCAGTTGCACCAGTAGGGCCCTGGGGCCCAGTCGGTCCGGTTGCCCCTGCCGGTCCGGGCAACCCGGTGAACCCGCGAGGCCCGATCGTCCCTTGCTCCCCCTGCGGGCCCGTCGGGCCTTGTGGCCCGGTCGGTCCAGTTGCACCAGTTACACCGGGGGATCCTTGGGTCCCCTGAGGGCCGATGGGTCCGACCGGACCCGTGGCTCCGGCCGGACCCGTGGCTCCGGTCGGACCTTGTACCCCGGTGGCCCCCTGCGAGCCGGTCGGTCCGGTTACGCCAGGCGATCCCTGGGGACCCGTGGGCCCAGTCGCACCGGTGACACCCGGTGATCCCTGGATCCCCTGCGGGCCTGTAGCGCCCTGCGGGCCGGTCGGACCGGTCTCACCCTGGGGTCCGGTCGGCCCGGTCGCGCCGGTGACACCCGGTGATCCTTGGATTCCCTGCGGGCCTGTGGCGCCCTGCGGGCCTGTCGATCCGGTAATCCCTTGCGGCCCTATCGAACCGGTAGCCCCCTGGGGGCCAGTAGCGCCGGCGGGTCCAGTGGCTCCGGTCTGCCCCTGCGGGCCCGTCGGACCTATGGTTCCGGTCTGGCCCTGCGGGCCTGTTGGGCCAGCGGGTCCGGTTTGACCCTGTGGGCCGATCGGGCCGGTGGCGCCCGTGGCTCCCTGCGGGCCAGTGGCTCCCTGTTGGCCTGTGGCGCCTTGCGGGCCTGTCGGTCCTGTCGTACCAGTCACCCCCTGAGGGCCTGTGGCGCCCTGCGGACCTGTGGCGCCCTGCGGGCCCGTGACACCCTGAGGGCCTGTCGGTCCTGTCGCCCCGGTAGGGCCTTGGGGCCCAGTTACGCCCGGCGAACCTTGTGGACCAGTAGTCCCGGGAGAACCCTGCGGGCCCGTGGCTCCGGTTGGTCCTTGAACTCCGGTCGCGCCCTGTGGACCGGTCGCGCCCGGCGAACCTTGTGGACCTTGAGGTCCTGGAAGACCTGTTGCCCCACGCGGTCCGGGCGTCCCTTGGATGCCCTGGGGTCCCGTCGCGCCCTGGGATCCCGTTGGGCCAGTGGCTCCGGTTGGCCCCTGCACACCAGTAGCACCTCGAGGGCCGGTGGCTCCTTGTGGTCCCGTAGCTCCTTGTGGTCCCGTAGCTCCGGTCGGTCCTTGAACTCCCGTAGCGCCCTGCGGACCCGTAGCACCCTGGAGACCTGTTGGTCCTGTGACACCCGGGGAACCCTGGGGACCAATGACACCCGTCGCGCCCTGAGGACCGGTCGGACCCTGCGGACCGGTGATCCCCTGAATTCCGGTAGCTCCCTGAATTCCGGTAGCTCCCTGAGGGCCAGTCGGACCAACAGAGCCAGTTGCACCGGTTGAGCCGGGAGATCCCTGGATCCCCTGGGGGCCTATGACACCCGTCGCGCCCTGTGGGCCCGTCACCCCCTGCGGTCCAGTGGCGCCGAGCGGTCCAGTGACTCCTTGCGCCCCTGTCACTCCGGGCGATCCCTGAATCCCCTGCGGACCAGTAACCCCCTGCAGACCAGTAACCCCCTGCAGACCGGTGGCACCAATTGGCCCGGGTAGACCGGTGACGCCTTGCGGTCCGGTCACTCCCTGAGGTCCAGTAGCTCCGGGCGGCCCAGTCGGACCAGTAGGGCCGACAACCCCGGTAGCCCCCTGCGGCCCGGTAGCCCCCTGAGGGCCGGTGGCTCCGGTCGCGCCGGGCTTCTTGCCGCGGGGGTTCTCGATAGACATTATCGACTCGCGGCTGTCAAGCTGATACTAACCGTCCCAGGTGCCCCGGTAGCCCCTCCCTCCGCAGCCAAAAGCCTGACAGTCGTCGCTCCTCCCGGGACCCCGGTCTCGAGGGTGAACTTGACCGGATTCCCGTTAGTCGGGACGGGCCCCTTCAGGTCGTTCAGGTACATGTCTTGGGATGAGGCCACGGAGGACAGAGATGTGAAGTCAGAGTCAATGAGGGTTGACTGAGTCTCGTCGGTCCCATTCCCCCACATCAGGCGAAACAGCCCGTACCCATTCTGGGCCCCGCGCGTATACGTGATGTAGAAGGCGACGCGCCGGACCCCGGACGGAATGCTGAAGGGAGCCTGATCCGAGAAAGCACCTCCGGCCATGAGGGCGCCAGAGAAATGCGGGACCCGAGAGACCTCGAACGGACAGCAAGCCGCCGACGGAACAGAAGCCGGAATGGATGGGGAGGATGGAGGGAACGAGATCGGGGGCACGCACAGGACAGAGCCAACGAACGCCCCACAAGATCCGCCACCGCCGCTGTAAACCTGCTTGTTGACGACTTGGGTCTGAAAGAGCGGGACGACACAAGAGGAGGAGCAACAGTCGGTGCCGGAGGGAGCGCACGACGTCGCGCCCCCGGTATTGCAATTACCGCGGCTGGTGAAAACAAGCGCCGGCGGACTGATGACGGAGAAGTAGAGCTTCTTCGACTCGGCGGGGTCTCCGGATTCCTCGACCCACTCCCACTGGACGTAGTAGTCGCCCCCGATGGCGTTCACGAACCAGTCCGCATAGTACTCCCCGATCGCAGCTCTGGTGGCCTCCATCCGTGAAGTCATCGGGTATCCGACAACGTTGTAAACGGTCCAGAGGACCACAAACGGATCAGTCGGAACGCCGGACGAGTCCTTGAAGAAAATAGGGAGGTCTCCCCTCCCGAGTGTACTTCCGGTCAGATATGCAAGGCCCCCCGGATCCGGTTGCCCATTGTCGCACACGAAGTTCGGGCAGCACTGGTAGGCGGAAGGCTCGACTACGAAGAACTTCTCCTCGTAGGTGAGGACGTCGTCCCCCGGGTCCTCCTCCACGGACCAAACGATCCTGTAGTTCCCATTGACGGCCTTCGCACACCATGGGGCGTAATACCGGCCAACCCCGCACTTCAGGGCCGGGAGGCCCCGCCCGGAAACGGGGACCCCGTCGGACGAATAAATCGTCCACGTGACCTTGAAGGCGTCCTGAGCAAATCCCTCATCATTGATCAGGTTCAGCCTCAGGTCTCCGCTGGAGAGGTCTGAGCGAGCGAGGAAGGCGGGCATGTCATCACGGATCGAACGAAGCTGTGAGGCCGCCCTTCGCGACGGCCTTGAACACGTTTGCGGGGACCACGTCGAACTCGAGGAGAACCTCCTGCTGGAGGGCCGGGTAGGAAAAGACTATCCTCCAGAAACCGACCCTGTCAGGGAAGAAGCGAACCAAGTAGAAACCGGAGGCTCCGGAGATCTCCTCGAAGTAAACGGACCCGGCAGACACGTTGGCGTTCGAGGTCCCTCCCCCGTCCACCAGGTCCCAGGACATGACCGACGAGTTCGCAAAGACCGTCATGCCGAGGCTAGCGGCAACAATCCCAGGCAGCCTGTTGATGCTACCCTTCGGCTGAAAGAAATCTGCCTGAGCGTAGGCGATCGTCCCGGCGGACACGAGTCGGCTCATGTCACGGTTGAGGGATTAGCGCCCTATCGAGAAGTTGAAGACAGCCGATTTGCCGAGCCGGACCAAGGCTGCCTGATCATAAGCGCGGGCAGCCTCTTCCTCGTCCGCGAAGTGCCCGAGATTTAGGGTCTTCCCATTGAGCCAGAGGGAGACCCTCCATCTCTCAAGCGCTTTATTCCAACAGACCCCGCGGAAGCGGCTGCTCTTGCCGGGACGGGAAACAGCAGAGGCGGAGATGGCCGCCTTCACTTCGGGGCGCGCGTTCACCTCTCTCGAGCTCTCAGAAAGGCGCCTCCGGTACTCCGGGTCCCGCCACGCCTTCCTGAGAGCTCGTGAAGATGGCCGCGCCACCTCTCCTGCCAGGTCCGCTTGGTCAGCCCGACGTAACGGCGCCCTGACTCACGGTGGATGTGACAGTAGATCGTCCAGACCATCCTGGACTCTATCGATAACGCGTTGCGTTATTCGAAGCACAATTCCTTCATGGCCTGGACTTCCTTTGCGTAGTCCTTGGCCACGACCTGCGCCTTCCCGGAGAAGTAGGCTTCGCGAAGCTCGCGGACCGTTCCTCCCGGGTTCGAGAAAACGAAGTACCAGCGTCGGCCGTTCTTGTAGCGGCGGTCCATGACGCACCCGGCGGTCTTGAAATAGGCCGCGAGGTATATGTCGTGGGTCTCGTACTCTTCCGAATCCGTGTGAGTGTTCATCAGCTCTGGCACCGGTCCGTCTCTTCAGACCGTTACCTTACTGAACTGACGCGCAAATCAGACGGTGAACGGAGTGGACCCGTCGTCCTCGACGCAAGCGATGGCCGGTCCAGCGGTGAGGCCGATGCGAGTCCCGCCGGGCTGGAACGCGGCGTCCGCTGCCTTCCCGAGCACGCCGTTCACGAACGACAGGAGAACCAGGGAGGTCTCAGTGAAGCTCGGCGCGACGGCGTCCGCGACGGCGGCGACGAGCGCGGTCTGAGCCGCTGTGGCAAGCAAAGAGAACGTGGAGAGCGCGAGGATGGTGGCGCTCGAGACGTCGATCGTGGCAGCCGTCGGGTAGACCGCGGTCCTCAAAGCCGCGAGGCTGAGGCCCGTCGTGGCCGCGGCCGCGAGGCCGAGGACCGTGTGCAAGGCGGCGGTCGACGGACTGGCGGCGGAGATCGCGACGTACGCGTCCGGGCCTCCGGCCGTCGTCTCGATGATGAGACGGTTCGACCCGTCGACCCTGGCGGTGAGGCCGAGGCCGGCGTTGATGAACGCGGTGTTGAGCTCGGCCGCGATTTGGGTCTTCGCGAGGGCGGCGTTCGAGGTGACCGTCACCTGGGTGTACGCGGCCGAGGCGGAGGTCCTGATGTTGAGCTTCGTCCCGTTCGCGCCGGTCGTGTCGACCGTGGCGTTCGTGTCGGTGCCGCGGATCGTGACGATCGCGTGCGCCGCCATGACGGCCAGAACTTCGTCGTCCGTGGGGCGGCGCAGGACGCGGCTCTGGCCCTTCGGCTGGCTCGAGAAATTCCTCTGGGAAGTGTTCTCGATGTCGTCGATGTAGAGGCCCTTGGGGAGGTCGGTCCTGTTGACGAATCCGGCTCTCATTTCATGCTCCTGATCAGGGGTAGGTGAAGGGAGTCGACCCGTCGTCCGCGACGGCGGCGACCGCGATGCCGGTCGGGTATCCGGCCCTGTCTCCGTCCGGACGGAAGGTGGCGACCCGCGCCACGGAAAGCTTCCCGTTCGCGAACGAATTCAGGACGTCACCCGTCTCGACGAAGTACGGGGCGACGAGCTCCGCGATGGCAGCGGTGAGAGCAGTCTTGTCACCGGCGGAGAGATTCGTGAAGTCCGCATTCGCACCGACGACCGTCGCCTGTGAGACATCGATCGTGACGGCGGTCGGGTAAACCGCCGTCTTGATGTCCGACACGAGGCCCGCGGTGGACGATCCAGTGACCGTCGCGCCGTCGGCGAGCCCGAGCGGAGTGTTGAGGATCGAGCCATTCGCGACCGTGTCGATGTCCAGGAGTGCACCCGGGCCCACGTTCGGAGCGACCGACGTGATCTGAATCTGGTTCGTCCCGACGACGGAGGCGATGAAGGGAAGGGCGTTGGAAGTGAACGCAGTGTTCAGATCGTCACGAATCGTAGTCTTGGCCGTGGCCGCCCCGGCCGTGACAGCGATGGACGTGTACGCGTCCTGAAGAGACGCACGGATCTTGAGCGTGTCGTTGACCGATGTGTCGACCGCAGCGTTCGTATCCGAACCAAGCAGGAAGACGGGGGCCGGGTAAGCTGCGACGGCGGCTGCGAGCTCATCGTCCGACGGCTTCCGGATCACGCGGGACTGGCCGGCGACCTGGCTGGCGTAGGGGTACTGGTTCCTGGGCATGAGGTCGTCCAGGTGGAGGCCCCGACCCATGTCATCACGTACGACTCCAATGCGCATCTGGGCTGCTCCGTTCTTGATCAGGTCACGGTGAAGAGGTTGCTGTACTTCGAGTTCGCGAAGACCTGGGCCTTCCAGCCTGCGGCGACGGAGCCGGTAATCTTCGCTGCCAGAATGATGATCTGGGTCGCGGTGTGAGTGTCGAAGTCGGCCTCCTCGATGATCTGGATGTCGCCGCCAGCATTCGTGAGGTAGACCCTGGTCCTGTCGGGAGAGACAGAGAGGAAGGTAGTCCCGTCGATCGTGATGTCGCCGGCGCCCGGGGCGTCGGCCGCGGCTCCCGTCACGACCGGAGTCGCGATCAGGTTGGAGGCGACGAGGGCGACGCTGACGTCAGGCGGGGTCTTGGCAGCCAGGCCACCGATGCTCCCGTCCGCGGCGAGCTGAAGCATGACCTCGTCGGTCATGACCAGGTCCACGTACCCCTTGACGGCCGTGTCGATCGGGTTCGCATACGGGACGTACAGCTTCTGCTTCGGCACCTGGGCGTACGGAGGCTGCTCCGAGTTCCCCTGGCTCTTGTCGATCTTGTCGAGAAGGATTGAGCCGTCCCTGGAGATGCCCTGAGGGAGCGTCTGCTCGTTCACGACCCTGGCAAGAGTGATTGTCATCTGGATCTCCTAGGACGGTCGGCCCAATAAAGAGGCCACTAAACAGTGGGGTCGTTCTTGAGAGTGAAATTCATCGAAGCGGTGGTTGTGCCACCGTTGCCGCGGACGAAGATTTGTGAGATGGACGTCAGGTACTGCTCCATGGTCCAAAACTCGCCCGTGACCGGGAAGATCTGGTACTCACCGCCAGTCGGATGGAAGGCAACGAACATGTTCGCTCCGCCGTCGTTCATGATGCTGAAGTCGTTGCACTGACCCGGGAGTTGGATCTCGAGCGCCGTCGCCAGGGATGCCCCGATCGGAATGGTCCCACGCAGGTTGATGGCACGCCTCGGCTCGATCGGAGGCGGCAGGATGAGGTGCATCGCCTCCGGCGTATCGAAGCTCCCGTCGGGGTTCCTAGCTTCGATGCGCAGGAAGAAGGGGGCGGTATCGATGAGAGCCGCGGCAGTGGCAACGTAGTCGGCCGGATCGAAGATAAACCTGGCCTGGTCCCGGAATTGGCCGCCAACGCTCCCGGCGTATGCCTCGGGCACGGACGGTGACCTAAGTCCGTAATTCGGGACGGTCGCGAAAGTCGTGAAGGCTGCGTCGAAGTTGGACGCAGCCCCGAAGCGGAACCCGGTCTTTCCAGCCCTATGCCGGACGAGGAGGTCAACCAGGTTGTCCTTGCGCCTGTATACGGAGATCGACCTCGACATTCCGGCGTGGCCGAGGGATTAAAGGCCGACCCGGTCAGCCAGAAACGGGGCTTCCCTTTTTCTTCTTTTCCTTGTTGATCTGGCCATTGAAGGTGGCGGCCGTGGCCAAGGAATCGGGATTCCTATCCTTGTCCTTCATCGCCAGAGACTGCGCTTCGCTCCAGTCCTCCGTGAGCTGTCCCTGGTAGTTCGGGACACAGTCCCGGTTCAAATGCCCGTACCGGTCCGTCTGCTTCCGCTTCATCTTCTCGCTCTGGTCGGCCCGGTACTTCTTGAAGCGGTTTCCCTTGGACGGCCAGGAACCACTCGGACCGTCCTTCAAGGCGAACTGGACGATGGTAGGAGTGAAGACATACTCGCACTCGGAACCGCAAACGATGCAGATAGGCCTAAGACCCTTGAATTCACTGATCTTGGCGTCCTCTTCCTGGACGTTGACACAGTCATCGTTGGTGCAGCGATAGTCGTACGTAGGAATCGGGAGCCTCCTACCGGACTCTACCCTTCTTCCTCTTCCTCCGGCTCGGGCTCGGGCTCGGGCTCGGGCTCGGGCTCGGGTTCCTTTTCCTCCGGCTCGGGTTCGTCCTCCGGCTCAGGCTCCTCTTCTTCCGGCTCGGGCTCCTCTTCCAGTTCCCCGAACTCCTGCCCCTCTTCTTCGGATTCGGGCTCGTCCTCCGACTCCCCGAGCTCGGTCTCCTCGAAGACCTCGTCCACTTCGCCTACGTCGTCGGGAGACGGTTCTTCCCACTCGAGGTTCACGTCTTCCTCCTCGGCCTCCTCGAGCGGGATCTCCACCTCTTCCTCGAGGTCATCCCAGTTCTGGTCGATGGTCTCGAGAAGCTCCTCCTCACTCTTCTCCTGATTCTCCCCGATCACGTCCCCGACGAAGTTGTCCAAACGAGCAAGGACCGCGTACGCGTGCTTGCAGAGCCAGTACGAACGGTCCGGATCTCGGACGTCCGGAGGACTCGCGGTCCCGCGGGGCTGCCCGAGCATGTAGGAGTTCTCCTTCGCGTGGAACTCCGGCCCATTCCACCTCCAAAATGGGCAGTCGCAACTCACGGCAACGTGGTCAAGGTCGGTGAGAGCCGCGCGGACGGTCTTTGCCGACCCGGAGCAGGAGACGGAGAAGGTATATACGCGGCCGCGTCCGTCGTACGAAACCAGGCGGACGTGGCAGCTCTCCGCGTTGTCGCGTACCTTCCCGGGCGCCCTGACCTCGAGCTCTTCCGGAGTGAGGGCGAAACGGCGGACGACGACCACCGTGGAGTGACGGACCGGAGCTTCCTCAGTCCGGTACGGATACTGATATCCGGAGTCCGTGACGTCGACGTCGCTCATATAGGACGTGTCAGTCGGGTCCTGCCAGTTCTGATCCTGATCCTCTTCCAGGTTCTGGTGCCTGGTCATTTCGTCCGGCTGAACCTGCTTGAATATGGACCCAGGATCCGAGGACGGGACGGTTGGCTCCACGTCGTCGTAAACGAACGTCCTAGTCCCGAACCAGTCACCCTCCTCCGTCCCACCGGACGGGATCGCTCCATCCGCAACCCTGCTGGAGGCAACCCTGACAGCTGCCCGCCGCACAGAGGCCGTGATCGGCTGCAACTTGATCGGGATGAGGAAGAGAGGTCGAAGGTGATACGGAATCGCGCTGCAGAAGCTGATCAAATCCGGAAAGACGTCCTGATCCTGGAACGCGTAGAGAGCCGCGTCACTAAGTATGAACCCCTGGGGGGTTTCCTCGCCCATGTCAGCCTCCGGTCCTTCGCGGAATCCTGATCCGAACATCTTCCAGGACGCGCTCGAGCTCGTCAACCTTGTCCGGACGAAGCACCTGGCGGAGCTCCTCGTAGTCCAGTTTGTTCACGGCAAGGGCCGTCGCGTTCAAGGACCGCTCGAGCTCCATCAGGGCCTGAGGTGCCGCGTGAATGACGTCCCCGGCCACCTCATAGAAGTGGTCGGCCTTCTTGCTGGCATGGATCAGGTCCAGGGCCTTCACCATGGAACGCTTCAAGGCCTCACACTGACGGCGGGCGTTGGAGAGCTCCTCCTGAATGAAGACGGTGGCCCCGCCGGCTGTCCTGGGCACGCTCATACGCCAGGACAGCCGCATCAAAGCCCTGATGAATCAGGAGAAATGGCCGGGGAAAGCCTTCTGGAGGGCAGACTTCACGGAAGAACTCTCCGAGGCGAAGAGAGCATCGATCAAGTCGGGGTCGGACCCGAGCTCCTTGAGCCGGGCCAGTTTGTCCTCCGTCTTCCCGAAAAAGTTCCAATCTTCCGGGAAGTCCGAACAGATCTTCTTCGCGATGCGGAGCTTGGCTGCGGATCCGGAAGCAGGAGTAGGGGCCGGAGAAACAGCCTTCTTGGCAGGCTTCGTCACGACCTTCACGGCCTTGGCGACGGCCTTGGGCTTGGCAGCGGCCTTGGGCTTGGCAGCGGCCTTGGCCTTCGCGGCTGTCCTGGGCTTTCCGGGGCGGCCGCTCGTGTCCTGAACCTCCACGCCCTCCCGGGTGCGCTTGGTGTCAGTGTGGCGAACCTTTCCGACAACGACGCCACCCTCCTCGTCCCCGACCTGGACGGAACGGTCCATGTCCCCGACGTTCGTGACGATGGTGACGCCCTCGCGCTCGACGACATTCTTCCCCCTCCGGGGTCCGTCATAAGCCCCATATCCGGTCTCGTGGCTCCGCGTCTCGATCTCGCGAGCGAGTCCGGAGTTGTTCCCCTTGGTGATGTCGACGGCCCCGAGATTGGCCCTGGACTTGACCTTGGCGATCGGGGTGTGGTCCTGCTGGTCGAGGTCACTCTGAGTGACCTGCATACTCTGCAGCGTCGCCCTGTGGCCGGTCATGGAGGCCTTCCGGCGATTGTGATCCTTGGTGAGGTGTCCCTTCCCGGTAACCGGGTCCATGGCGGCCGAACGATCGCCAATCTCCAGAACGGTTTCCTCGTCCAGGCTGTCGGACTCCATGGGGACCGGGGCCGTGCGCTGGACGCGGCTCAAGTCCTTGTTGATCGTCTGGGACTTAGCAACGCTCCTAACGGCGGAGAAAGCCGCAGGAATCTGCCCGTCCGGATCCAGGGTCGCCCATCCGTCCCTGACGGCACCACGGAGGCCGGGCTGCGGGAACTCAGCACCGGCGTACTTGACGATGCTCCCATCGTACTCGAACTCGTCCCCGGCGAGGATGTCGATGGATTGGTTCCCGTTCACGCCGCCGACGCGGATCTTCATCTGGGCGTAGAAGGTGTGGAAGTCGCCCCTCTTCCATTGCATGGGCTGGGTCTGCGGCATTGATCGTGACTCCTTTCAGTCGAAGTCACGCTACGAAGCAGCGGCGCTTTCCATTATTAAAAGATCAACGAGATCCGGGAAACACCCGGCAAGTGTAAGACAGACCCAGATGAAGAAACGACACAAAGCAGTCGTGTACGCGGTGGTCGTCGTCGCGGCATTGGGTGGATCTGCGGCCGCAGCCCCGCACTACGCGAGGTACAAAGCAGAAGAGTGGGCACGTGGGCGCGGGCTAGTCCTGAAAGCAGGAGACGTGTCCATCCATCCGGGGTCCGTCCGGCTAAAGGAAGTGCAGATAACCTCCCCGTTCTTCCCTGGCCAAGAGGTGAGCCTCAACTCGATAGAGGTCGAGCTGAGCGGGATGAAGGTCAAGGTTGTTCAAGCGGAGGGCGGGTCCATCTCCCTGAATGGGAGGGCGAAGGACCTAGAACGGATGTACCAAGGGTGGCCCGGACGAGGGAACGGGAGAGGAAACGGAGGCCCGGGAATCAAGAAGAGCGTGCACGGCATCAAAGTCGTGTGGAAAGGCCCGGACGGGGGAAACTCTGAGGTAGCTGCGGCCGGGGTCTCGTGGGAGAACGGGAAGGCTCACGCGGAGCTCGTCACAACGAAATCCGGGAAGAGAGAGGTAAGACTTTCCGGCCTGGACCTATGGAAAGAAAAGGACGGGTACGAGATAACCGTGAAAGACGCTGAAGTCAAGATCCCGGAAAGAAGGGAAGAGCGCAGAGAAACGGAAGGTGCCGGGTTCAGGATGCCAGCAGTCCCCGCAATGAAGTCGCCCGTCAGGGTACGAGCAAAGAGGGCGATAGCAGAGATCGGAAAACGGAAGGCGGAGGCGGAGGATCTGATCGCCTCAATGAGCGGGATGCCCGGAGGGATCGCAGCGTCAGTGTCCGCTAAACACCTGGAGATTCCGGGCAGGATACGGCTCATAAAGTTTGGGGCGGAGGCAAAGATCCGGACAGACGGACTAAGCGGAAAAGCATGGTTTGGGTCAATAGGGACGTCTCACAGAGCACTGACGAACTCGGAGATCGAAACGGGGAGGGTGGAAATATCTGGAGACGCCAGACTGATGGACTCCGGGACACAGGCGGTAGCAGACATCCACATCGGAAAAGCCACGGTCCATGCGGAAGCAGAGGTCGGGCGGGCAGAAGTCCAGCTTCGGTCGGAAATGGACGAGTCAGACTGCCAGGACGTCCTGGACTCCGTGCCAAGAGCTCTCGTGAGGACGATAACGCCGGGAGCGAGATTGTCTGGCAAACTGTCCTGGAAGATCCAGGTGGACGTGGACCTACCGGACAGAAAGAAGCCGGACGTCAGGATCAAACTCAAGAACGGATGCTCCGTGGAAAACCTTCCGGACGGGATCAGCGTCAAGTCCCTTCGAAGACCTTTCGTCAGGAAAGCGCTCGGCTACGACAAGAAAGAGCGCGAAGTCAGGACAGGGCCAGGATCACCGGAGTGGGTCCCGATCCAACTCGTCTCCAGGTTCGTCCCAATGTCCCTGAAGACGATGGAGGACCCGGGGTTCAACGGACACCATGGGTTTCTGGTGGAGGCCTTTGAGAACGCCCTAAAAGCCGACATACATGAGGGGAGGTTCGCGCGCGGCGGCAGCACCATAACGATGCAGCTCGCAAAGAACCTGTGGCTCGGGAGGGAGAAGACCCTCTCGCGGAAGCTCCAAGAGGCTGTCCTCACCACGTACTTGGAGCAAGAGCTGTCAAAGGAGAAGATCCTTGAGCTCTACATGAACGTGGTCGAGTTCGGGCCGGGCGTGTACGGGATCAAGGCTGCCGCCAAGAAGTATTTCAATGCCGAGCCAATGCAGCTGTCCCTCTCACAGTCCCTGCTCCTCGCGTCGGTGCTCCCCCGTCCGAACGGAGCGTACTTCGGGCCAAACGGGGCGGTAACTCCGGGAAGGATGGCGCTGCTCCACAGGATCATGAAGGCCATGCTGGATACGCAGCGCATCTCGGAGGACGAATATAGGGAAGGCCTTCGCGAGTCGCCACGGGAGGGGACCCCGGAGACAGCGGTCGGGCCGTCGGACAAGATAGAGGCGGACCCGGAGGGCCTAGACCCAGGGTCGTGGCAGACGGACTAATCCTCGCCGCGCCAATGAGTCGACTTCTCGACCCGGTCCTTCAGGGAGGCGCAGAAAGCGCCGGGATCGTCGACCTTCCCGCCCATCTTGTCGATGCACTTGTCGACGGACCCGCCGACAGAGTCCCAGAACTTCTTACGGGACTCGTTGGTCCATCCATGCGGCATGCCCTTCCACTTGTCCGCGGTCTCCTCGCCGGCCATGCGAAGCATGTCCTGGCCGAAGATCGCGGACGCGCGGACGCGCGAAATCCGAAGCGAGGCCATGCGCTCCGCGCAGGGTGGGCAAACCTCCGCGATGTCCTCCCGGGTAACCCAGAAGTCGGGGAAGGCCGGCTCCTGAGCCTCCAGGAACTTCGCGGCGACCCTGGAGGCGAGGCTCGGACGTCCGCACGAGCACTCACCGCCGCACTTGCACTCGGAACCGCATTGACAGTTCTGGTTTTCACAGGCCATCGAACAGCGGTGCGGATAACAGGTCTAGGTCGGCCCTCCGAGGCGACGGAAGCGGCGGCGGAGCCTGGGCGCGAGTTCCGGCTTCAGGTCGCTTGGAAAAGATGTCAGCCAACTCTGGCTATCCGGCGCGCGGCACGCTCAATCGGGCCGAGGACGAACGGAAGGTTGACCGAAAGGATCTCGTCGGCCTCGTTCCCGCCCCAGATGACCATGTCGGAGGCCGTCCACGTCAGGGGGCCGGGGAGAGGGGCGGAGTAAGAGTCCGGGCCTCCTGGGACCCTGTCGTAGGACAAGGTCACGTGCGGCTTGTATTCGGGGTACTTCTTCGAATATCCGAGACCAAGCCGGTCAAACTCCGCCCTCAGGGCGGCATTGAGAACCATGAGGCCCGGGGACACGACGGGGCAGATGACTGGAAGGCCGTCGGCGCCGCGCGGGAAGGAAGAGACATCCTTGACCCCACAGACGAAGGGACGAGTCCTCGAGGTGACCTGGAAGGCCGCGCACATGGCCTTAGCGACCTCGGTGATAGGCAGATCCTGTCCGAGGAACAGAATGGTTACGTGCATGTCGGAGGCCGAGTGGCGCTCACCAGGGACCTCGACCCCAGCAAGAAGCCTCGAGGCGTCGTCGGGCACCTTGAGCCCTATGAAGGCCATCGGAGGACGCTACGGATTAGAGCGTCATGACATGGACGACGGACAGGCGATCCCGGAGCTCGTCCTCAGAGGACGCGAGGAAAAAGAAATGGTAAGTTACCGTGCTCGGGGTCTGATAGACGAACTCGTAGACCCTCTTGCCGGTGGAGATGCAGGCCTCTGACATTTTCTCTTTTACACCCTGCTTCCTGAACGCGGGATCCCGGGAATGAAGGTAAAAGTCGCACAAACCCGTGTTCACACCCTCTTGCATCCACTCGGAGAGGTGATGGGTGATTATCGGCATGAGCAAGTCATGCAGATCCTTCGGGAACGCCAGGATCGGGAGCGTCAGAATCATGTGTACGGACGAATCTCTTCCGCAATCGTACGCGCGGCCTTCACCCGGTCCTCCGCCTGAGTGATGGGCCTCCCGATGACGAGATAGCTCGCCCCATCCTTCATCGCGGCTGCCGGGGTAGCAACACGCGCCTGATCCCCGGCGTCGGATCCCTCGGGACGGATCCCGGGAACAACCAGGACCGCGTCCGGCCCGAACTCGTCTCGGAGAGCCTTCACCTCGAGGGGGGAGCAAACGAAACCGCGGACCCCGCATTCCCACGCCATCCTGGCCATGTGGAGGACGTGGTAACGAACCTCGTCACCGTCGTAGCTCTTCGGATCGGTTGGGTTCGGGCCACGAACGCGAAGCTCGTTCCGGAGAGCGAGCCCATCAATGGAGGTAAGGAGGGTAACAGCGAGAAGAACGACGTCACTGGACGCAGCGTCCACGGCAGCCTTGAGCATGTTCGCTCCGCCGGACGCATGGACCGTCAGGTAGTCGACGTTGTGGCGCACAGCCGCCTTGACAGCCCCGGCTACGGTGTTCGGGATGTCGTGCAGCTTCAAGTCCAGGAACATTTTGAGACCGAGCTCGTCCCTGAGCTCGAGAAGGGACGGACCGGCCGTGGTGAAGAGCTGAAGGCCGACCTTGACCATCCCGACGTGCTCGTGCAAGTCAGAGGCGAGGTCGATGGCCTCAACCGGGGTCGAGACGTCGAGCGGGAGGATGATTCGACGGTGAGGGAGCATTTCCATACGGCGGTCCTTTCAGGTACAACTACAGGTCTTATGGGGGCCGGGCCCATGCCCGTTCTGTCGGCAGTCAGAGGCCTTTGCCCGGAAACACTGGCGCAGACACTCATCCCTGTCCGGTCCGTGCCGATACTCCACAGAGCACTGGTTCGTGCAAGAAACGCAGCGACGGAAGACGGCCGCACGGCTATCGCCGTGAAGCTGCACGGCGAGGGACAGGAAAAGAACGAGAGCCTTCATCGGGGCTCGGTACGTCCCGGGTCCGAGAACCTACGCCTAGCGGAAAAGGTCGGCCAGCTCCGGGTCGTAGTCCGGGTTTCGAGTTACGTCCTCGTCGACCTCCCGGACAGAAGCTTGGTCTCCGCTCTTCTTCAGTATCGGGACAGCGCGCCCGATACCGCCGGTCAGGTTCTCCCCAGAGACGCTCTCGAAGACGGAGATAGCCTCGCGGGCCAGGCCCTCCTGGTCCGGGGAGAGCGTGCCGGACTGAAGCAAACGAAGGACGACCTGCGGGTTCTTCCCGACGTAGGGGTTGTCGATCGCCTCAACGGGGTCCCCGGGCAAGGCGACGCCGGCGCGATCCTCAGCCAAGGTCCGGCCGGGGTCCACAGGGGGGCTGGAGTGCATGAGGTCTCGAATATCCTCGTAATCCGAGCCAGGGAGGGCCCTGGGATGAACTAGATCACGGATACGCTTCACGAAATCCCCGGTATGACAGCAAGGTCGAGCCAGAACCGCTTGATAGACTCTACGGCCTCCATGAGCTTGTCGAACCCGACCGGCTTCCGGACATACGCGTTGCAGCGGGCACGATAGGCGGACTCGACGTCCCTCGGAGACGTGGAGTTCGTAAGGATGATGACCGGGAGGGTATGGAGGACCGAGTCCGCCCTGAGGTCCTCGAGAACCTCGAGCCCGCTCCTCTTCGGAATGTTCAGGTCGAGCAGAAGAAGGCCGGGACGCCTCTTGAGAAGCTCCGCCATCCCAGCCTCGCCGTCACGGGCGACGCGCAGGTTCAAGTCCGGGACGGAGGTCCGAAGGGCTATGGAGATGAGCTTCACGTCGGCCGCGACGTCCTCAATCAGCAGGATGTCCGTCTTCGCCATCTTTCCTTGCCGGAAGCGTGAAATGGAAGGTCGAACCTCTGCCTTCCACGGACTCGGCCCAGATGGACCCTCCGTGCCTCGTCACTATCTTACGGCAAAGAGCCAAACCTATGCCCGTCCCGGAGTACGGAGAGTCCGAGGAATGAAGACGCTGGAAGGCCTGAAAAACACGCTCTGCCTGGTGCGGATCAAACCCTATCCCATTGTCGGATATGGACACCTTCACGAACCGTCCGTCCCTAGCAACCCTGAGAGCCACCCTCAGGGATCTGTCCGACGAGCGATACTTCAGGGCGTTCCCGAGGATATTCTGTATAACCTGACCGACCATGACCCGGCTTCCCACGACCTGGTCCTCGTCCTCGTTCATCTCCAGGACCACCTCCACGTCCGTAAGCCGGCCATTCAGGGACGCCATCGCGTCCCTGATGGCACCGGCCATATGGAAGTGCTCGTCTGTGTCGATGCGTCCGGCCCTTGAGAGCAGGAGGAGGTCGTCGATCTTCTTCTCCATGAGGCGGATACCGTCGAGGGCCTCTTTCAGGAAGTCCGAGGCCTCCGGCTTGAGGGAATCAGAGTATTTCGTCGTGACGAGGGAGATGAAGCCGGCGGCCCCGACGAGGGGCTCGCGGAGATCGTGGGACGCTATGTACAGAAGCTGCTCGAGGTCATCATTGAGCTCACGGAGGCTCTCCTCCCTAAGGACCTGGTCTGTTTTGTCTTGAGCCACACCGTAGATATCCCCGTCCAGGGACAGGAAAAGCCGCCAAGACAGATAGCGAACGGACCCGTCCTTGCAGGCGAGCCGATTCTCGAAAGAGACAATTGAAGACTCGCCCCGCAGCTCCCTGAGCTCGGAAATCGTGCGCTCCCGGTCGTCCGGATGAACCAGGTCGAAGAGCGAGGTCGAGAGAAGCTCGGCCGCGTCATACCCCAGGGCTTCAGAGAGGGTCCGGTTCACCCGGAGAAGCCTCCCGTCCCGCCTGATCACGCACAACGGATCTGGGGATTTACCGAAGAACTTGTCGTCGAAGAACGGAATCTCTACGGTCCTCGGACGCTTCAAACAAGAGAGGAAAGCCGCGAGCAGCAAAACCGCGAAAACGGCCAGAAGAATATCGACGAAGGTCATGGCTTCACGCTAATCCCGTATTTCGCAGCGAGCCAGGCCGTGACGAGTGCACCGAAGAGACTTAGGGCCGCAAGGATGATCTTCGTCCGGTTGTCCATGTGATGCGTCTTGATCTGAACCGAGGCCGAGTCCTTGCGTTTCACCTCTTCTTCCCTTCTGTCCTCGACCCTGTCGATCCTCTCCTTCAACTCACCGAAGTCCGACTTAATGTTCTTGACTTCGTTGTTGGTGATCTCTATCTCGGACCGCATGGAGCGCCGGGTCCCGGACCCGGTGACCTCGTCCGTCAAGGTCTGTATCTCCTTCCCCATGTGCTCTTGGGAGAGAGAGAGCTTCTCCTGCTTTATGTTGACCTCCTGGACGCTCACGAAGGTCTTCTTGACGAGCTCGGTGATGCCGCTGAGGAGCTCCGTGCTCTTGGCCTCCAGAACCCTGTGCTCACCGCTCTCATGCGCGCTAAGGAGCTCAGCCTTCGTCGAGTCGAGCCTGTGAATACTGGCCGCGTCGGGAGGGGGGAGGGACACGGACCGGCGATGTCGCCTTATGGCGAAGGATATGCGCCTGAACACCTCCTCCTCGTCGGTGAAATTCTTCAGGATGTAATCCTGGGCACCGATGTCCACCATCTCCTCGGCGAGGGACCGGTCGTTCGTGTTCGTCATGACGACGATAGGTATATCGGGGAAAGCCTTGAACAGCTTCAGGAAAGTCTCTCGCCCGACGGAATCCGGAAGGGACAAGTCAAGGACGATGCAGATCGGGTCCACGTCCTTTCCCTCGATGCGGCTTCTCCTGTCGGCGTCTTTCCACATGCGCAGGTAATGGAAGGCTGTCTTTAGATCGGAGGCCTCACGGAACTTGGCCTCCTCCATGAACCTTTCCTGCAGCAGGTATACCAGGAGCTGCCGGGTCTGGTGGTTATCCTCTACTATAAGGATCCGCATGTCGTGGACCGTCTCCGGGCAGCAAGGAGCATCCGGAAGCCTCCGGAGGCTGTCGGGGAGCCATCGCGATAGAGAGCGTAACGGGTCCAGGGCTAGGCTGGGACGTTTGTCAGAAGCCAGGACATGACCGAGAAGGAACTAAAGAAGACAGACCTCAAGAGGACGCTCGACGCAGCCGGAGCCATCGCGAAGAAGGTTGACCACCCGGAAGTGGATATATCAGGGCTACTCGGGCTGAAGTCCCCACTGTTCGTGGGGGTCGCGGACCTGCACACGGCGGTGAGCGGACACCCGGACCCGAAGCTCGTCCTGAGATGGGACGGGGACAAGTCCCTGGAGGTCAAAAAGACAGACGGAGGAGCAATAGCGACCCTGAAGGTCCGATTCTAGGCCTCCGAGGCCTTCGATGGGTATTCGTCGAACGGGTCCGGGGTGGAGAGAGCGATCGAGTACATGTTCCTCAGGGCACGAACGACGTCCGCGTCCAGGAAGCGAGCCCTGATCTCATCCAAGTCCTCTTTGCAGGAGGCGAGCGACGGATCACGATCGAGGTCGAACAGAATGACCTCCAACCCGTTGATCTTCGGAATCGTGGCCCGAAACTGGTAACGAACGAACCCCTCCCTCCCGAAAGTCCGGACACGTCCAGACAAAAGACCCTTTGACTTGCGCTCGAGGTGCTCGATCTGAGCGAAAAGAAGATCCAGGTACTCCGAGGACGGGCTGTCACGCAGGAGCTCGGCGGGCGGAAGAAGGTCCGGGATTTTCTTGGTGTCCTTGCTCATGACCGACTCTACGCACCCATCACGGAGAGAACTATCGGAATTCCGCATTTCGGTAAAACGCTGAGGACAGCCAGCCTGAGAAGATGGGGAGGCGGATACCCGGGAGGGACCGGGAGATCCCGCTCCATCAGGCGGTCCAGACGACTCCCCCAGGTCCTGACAAGCCAAACGTTAGAATCGGAAAAGATCCTACCGCGCGCGGTGACGACGAGGCCACACCGAGGACATACGGCCGCGGAGATGCCGAAGTTCGCGGGACAGAAGGTGTGCCCGTACCCCTTGACCCAGGAACGGAGCCACCGGGTAAGTTCTTTCGAGCTCACGCTCAAGACTCCATGATCTCCCCGACAGGCTTCAGGTTCGGATCATAAGCCCTCTCGCCGGTCCCATGACACTCGCTACATGAGTTATCGGAGAAAAAGGACTGTCCGTCACCACGACACTGGGGGCAGATGATCTTCATGGCCTGCTTCACGACCCGGTCGAGGGTCTGCTCGTCCCTTTCATGAATGAAGCGGACGCTCGAGAGGCGCGCAGAGACGTGCTCCCCGAACTCGGCCCAGTGCAGGACGCTTTTCAGGGCTTTGATCGAGTCCGACATGATCGAGGATACATCAGAGTAAGATCCCGGCATGCAATGGTTCGGACAGCCATGGGGGGCACCGGTAAATGAAAGCTGCGAGCGAGGAAAGACGCCGGATTGGCCGTGCACGGAATGCGGGACGGAGTTCGGACCCGGGGACCGGGGAGTCATACTTCCGTACGCGGGGGACCCGGAGGGACGCGGGAGGGCGGCATATCACCTCCGTTGCTTCACGGCCAACCTCGGACTTGCTGACCCGGGGGATTAAAGTGGGGACAGGAGGGTCCGCACGGGCGGACCGGCTTTAGTGAGTGCTGACGCCTCAGACCTCATCGCTTATTGCTGAATGCTGAAGGATGGTCTGACCGCTAACCGCTAGGGTATCGGTGGCGTTCGTTGTAGCTCCTTAGAAAGGAGGTGCTGCCTCAGGCCGAAGCCATTGGCGGCGCGCCGGTCTTCCTGCGCTCGCCCTCCTGCCCCACGTCCTTTCACGCCATGAGAACCGTGGCGTGGTTTGCCCTCTCGACCGCGTCGTTGAGGCGGTCGAATTGGTCCTGAAGGTCGTCCACAACGGTGGCCCGCTTCTCCTCAGGAAGGTCGCACTTCCACGGAACCTGCGTCCGGACGTGCTTCCCTCCCTCGTCGTAGTCCCAGGTCTCCTCGGACGTCTCCTCGTGTGCCCGGACGGGCAAGGCCCTGTACCAAGCAATCTGGCTCTTCAGCTCCTGAAGCTGACGAATAGCAAACGCGATGGTAGGACAGTCTCCGTGGAAATCGATCCGAGCCGTCGCGTTCGTAACAGCGAGACGGGACTCGAGCTGGACGAGCTCCTGGCGAATTGCGTCCGCTTTCTGAACAGACGCTGTAAACGCGAAAGCAGGAGGGGCGCCCACCCGGTAGGATACGCCGGCCTGCGACCGGATCAGGTTTTCGGCGAGCTGGCCCTTCAACTTCTTGATCCTGCGGAGGGCCTGGGAGATCGTCATTTCAGCCATGGACGCAGAATACAGCGCGAAGGGAGGATCTATTCAGCCATGATCCCACTAACCAGGTACTCGTCGCACGAAGTTGACACGGGAGTGGTGCGCTTCTCGATTACCGATATGCCGACGGGCTTGGATTTGCCAGGCCATCGGACACCCTCGAAATCCGGCTTCGGTCCATAGATGAACCATGAGTAGCCGAAGCCCGTCTCGCTGTCTCGGCCGTGCATGTGGTAGTACCCCTTAACGCCCATCCCGGGCCAGCACCACTCCCCGCATTCGGAGCAAACAAGGATCCCATCCCTATCTGGATCCGCGCTCCAACGATGCTCCCTCACCGGGGGACAGTACGCCACCTGGTCCGGCGGTGCGCCTTCCAGGACCTGTCGGCGTGGACGTTCCTCCTGGAGTCCATGCAGCGCCGGCGTCCCTGAAGGCACCGGCAGCACAGGCGCAGGTCGTGGCCAAGCTCGATCGCGCGGTAGCGGAACGCTTCCATGGCGGGCGCCTCGTACGGGCGCCCGTACTTTCTCGTCTCCCTCATCCAGCAGCTCCCTTCCGGGTTACTACTGGAACTCCTCATCGGCCGGCCTCTTAGGCCCGTGGAGGTGGAAGTCCTTCAGGAGCTCCGGGAGCCTAATGACGAGGTCGCACTCCTTGGAGAGACGCCCGTGCAGGCCGATATCCCCGTCCGGAAAGTGCTCACTGTCGGACGGAATGGACATGGACTTGTAGAACGCCTCCGGCATCTTGAGCGTCTTGTCCACGAAGTGCATCACGATCCGGATGTCTCGCTGGAATTCACTGAATTCGGTCTTGGCGTCCGGTATCTTTGGCATGAAGATCTTGGTCCCGCACCGGCCGCAGCTGACCAAGAAGCCTTCCTTCCCCTTCCTCCGAGTCTTGCGCATCACCCACTGATGGGGCGTCGGAGGCCGCCATCCGGCGGCTTTGCGAGCCTTGTCGAAGCGCTCGACATCCTTCTCAGCATTCGAAAAATGTATCTCGAATTCCTCAAGCTCCCGCCTGAGCCGGGCTAGAGTGCCTCCGAGCCTACTCTTCCTCCTAAAGGCTTCCAGATATCCCGCAGAGGCAGTCTCGAGGTCCACACTCCACCTTACGTCGGGACGTCGACGGCCCAAGCCAGCGGAAGTTCCGGGTCGTCCGTGAGGGCCATCGGATCCCTGAACGTGTGGATCCCGCCAGGGCATCCCTTGATGCCGGACCAGTCATCGCACGGAGTCCGCCGGGAGAAGTAGGCCGCGTCAAAGGCGGCCTGGTTGACGTCGTACCACTGGGTGTGGAGCCTATCCACGTCGTCCGGGCAGATGACTGCGTAGGCCATCAGTTCGGCTTCTCGATCTCCTCGGCGGCGTCCAGGTCTATGTGGAGGGTCACTCCGCACCCCTTGCAGGTGATCGCAGACTCGATGTCGTTCGGGATAGTGGCGAAGACCTCGGCCTCACACCTCGGGCAGGTGAAGACGACCTCCTCGTAATCCACGGACTTGAAGATAGCCACGTCAGCACTCCATGATCTGGGCCACGATACACTCCTCCTCCGGGTGCGGGACGACGAGGCCGTCCCTGTAAAGACAGAGGAACTCACATTTCGGGCAGGGGCCGAGACGGACTGACCCGCGCATCTTAAGTAAGGCCGCGGCAAGCGAAGAACCGACACGGAGGGGACCAGTGAAGCGCTCATCCTTGATCAGAACATCCAGGCCGTCCGGCACAACGATGTCGTATAGACCCATGGAACCGCCGCTCCGCAGGTTGAAGTTGCAGCCGATTACCCTAACGCTCCCCTGAATCCCGTACATGACGAGACCTACGGACGAGCCTTCCTGGCCTCCCCGTAGTCGATAAGCCACTCGTCCAGATCGAGGCGTACTTCCTCGGACCTGTCGTACATGGCCTTGACGCTGGCGAGGATCGCGCCAAGCCTTCGCTTCTCGTCCGGGGTCGCGTCATCCGGGACGACGTGCTTCCTCACGACCTGGTGCAGCACTCTCTGCACCTCCGTAACGGCGGAAAGGACCTCGCCGGGGCTCGGTTTCTGGACGTCCTCTCCCTCGAGGAACCTGGCCGCGACTCGCTTCGCTATCTGGGACATCTCGCCTCCGGCTACGATAAAGGAGCCATACCGAGACCTACGGCGCTTGGGTCTCGTACTCGGCGGTGAAGACCTTCCTCCACCGGCCGGGGACGTCCGGAGGCCCATCGAGGAGCTCCACGTCCTCCGGCTTGACGATCCCGGTGAAACACCCAGTCTGGTAAAAGCGGACTGTCCGTCCGGAGGTGCCGCGAGCGGTGACCCGATGTCCGTCAGGGTAGACGTCATTCGGGCCATGCCCGTTGCCCCCGCCGGTCAGGTCCACCTCAGTGACCGTGAAGCTCTCCCATGCGAGACTTTCGGGGTCCTCGACAAGGACCTCCACGCGGTGTTCATGCTTGCGCTCCCATCCGTCCGGACCCTTCTCGGTCCACGGGATGCGGACGGTCGCAGGAGAGTCGAAATGCAGGCGCGTCTTATCGAGCTTCGGAGGGCTCGCGTCCCGGTCGATCTCGTGGACGAGGGAACGGAACTTCGGACAACGGAAGACCTGGCCGACGTGAAGCGGGTGCTGCATGCAGCACCGTACAGATCAGGACCCCATCACCTCGACCAGAGCCTCGAGGTCCGGCGGAAGCCGGCACAAATAGTAAGTGGAGCTGGTCCCGATGCTCAGGTGCTTCTCGTAGACAACGAACAGGCCCTCGGACTCCCTAAAAACGGTCCCGACGAGGTATCCGCGGGCCGAGTTCCTCCGGGTCTTCTTCTGGAGGCCGGCTTGGAGGACGAGGTCCACCTGTTCCCGGGACAGACGCGGGACGCCCGGGTCCGGGAAATCAGGCATCCATCACCTGACGGATCCTCTCGAGGTCGCAGTCGTGGGCGTCGAGCTGCTCTGTAGGGTCCGGGACCGTGGCCTCGTCGTGGACGAGGTAGTCGTACCTAACGGGCTCGACGCCACCGCACGAGGTGCAGATCCAGACAAGCTTCCCCTCGTTCCACGCGCGGCCGGCGCTGTTCGGACCGGCCTCGTCCGTGAGCTTCCCCCTCTGCAGGAAGAGCCACTTCCGCTTGCGAGAGTCGATGTGGAACCTCTCGTGGAAGCCTTTCTTCTGTACGTCCCTGGTCTCCAAACGAGTCAGAAGCCGATCGTGGCCCGGATCTGGTCGAAACGGGGGCCGAAGTACCTTTTGATCGTGTCCCTGGTACGCAGGGCGCCGGAGCGGTAGGCTGCGACGGTGTCCGGGTTCACCGGGATCCCGTCCTCCCGAAGCCGATTGGCGATGACCCGGTCTTGGTCCCGGCCCCCGAAGTCCATGCGGACGAACTTCTTGAGGTCCTTCGTGAGATTGATGAGGGAAATCCCAGGTTCCTGGCCAATGGCAGGATTCCGCTGGCCGCTACGACGTGACGTTGCCATGGCAGAACCTACACCGAAGTCAGGTTAGTAAGGCGAACAGAAGCCCTCGGCCACCAGGTACACGGTCGCCAATAGCTCGCGCGTGCTGAGGCTCGCCAGTCCGAGGCGCTCCTTGACAATGCCCCGGACCTTGATGCTCTTGTCCTTCCGCATTTGCTCGAGGTATTCCGGGGCGATCCTCTCGGCCACCCGCCTCCGGACCTTCGGATCGGTGTCCTTCATCATCTTCGGCAAGTGCTCCGGGTCTATCCTCTCGGCCACGACTCTGCGGATCTCGTTATCCGTGTCGTCCATCAACTCCGGGAGGTGCGCTTTGTCAATGCGACGGGCCACGGTCAGCCGGATTATAGTGCTGTCGGAGTCGATGAATTTCCGGATGTCGTCCTGACTAAGCTTCTTGAACAGCGCGGTGACGGCCGTAGGAGCATAGTACGGGTTTGGAATCTTCGTCAAAATCTCCATCGCGTACTTGCTGTCCATTCTCTTGGCAAGGTCCTCAAAGACCCCATAATATGACCACTGCTCCATATTAGGGAACGGGAGTTTCTCAAGCAGCTTTGGCAAATACTCCTTCGGAAGCAAGGTCGTCACCGTCGACAAACTCCTGTTCGGCATCTCCGGCAGGTCGTCCCTCTTCCCCGACAGATAACCCATGAGCTCGTTGACAGCGAGCACAGTCTTGGCATAAGACTGAATTCTGTCGACTCCTCCCTCGTTGAGCTGCGAGGGCGGCTTTTCCAACGCGGACTTCGCCCGCTCGGGGTCTATTCCAATCCACTCCTGAACCACAGTCGGGTTAGTTGAGTTTTCGAAGCCCGTCGTGTCGTATCGACCACCATATATGAACATGACCTCGTTGGCCAACATCCGAACCCCGGGATCGGCGTCCTTCAAGAGCCTGCTCGCGAACTCACGAACATTCTTTGCCCCAGAAGATGTCCAGTTGCCGCTCGGGCCATACCCCTTCTCCTGGACATAGTTGAGGGCGAGCTTCCTGTCGTTCACGTCCTCGCTCTTCGCCATCCGGTCGAGCTGGTCTTGACTCAGCTTCCGGTGATTGATGATCGACCGCCTGACGACGTCTGACTCGTCGTTCATGGGCTTCAGGCCCTCGTCGACTTGCGGGTTGGAGTGGAACTTCGCCCGAACCTTCTCGCTCGGATGCTTCGAAATCTTCCTGAGGATTTCGTGGTCGACCTTTGAGAGGTCGCCGTTGACAGCGCTCTCCACAACACCGTGATCCTCGTCGTGTAGGAGCTTCACGAGGACCTCATGGAGCTGCTCCGGGGGCACATCAGATTTCTTCCAGGCCCAAGCCGGGACGTCGGCCAACGCCTTCCGAACCAACGGGTCCGGGTCGTCCACCATTTTGAGGATGTTGCCGAGCATGTCGACTTGGAAAGTCTGCAAACCTCTGATCGTGGACTCACGAACTTTCGGATCCTCGTCGTGAAGAAACTTCTCCAGGGCGTCCTTATCTTTGATGATTCCAAGCTCCGCCATCCGGCCCTTATACTTATCGGCGAGCTTCTCGCGAAGCCCATCGTCCGAGATCTTGGCGATATATTTGGCATTGGTGTGGACGCCAAGAAAGTCAGGCTCGCCCTCCATGCGAATTTTCAAAATCTCATCAAACTCGGGTCCCTGTTGCACACGATCAAGGTTGATCTTCACGCCCTCCCTGGCGAGCTTCAAGAAGAATTCGTCCGCCTCCGACGTCCCTCCTTTGACACGATCCAAAATCGCCAAGATGCCGCGCTCCGACAGGCCGTCCTTCTTCAGATCCAGGATCTTGAACAGAACCGGGTCGTTTTGTTCACTGGACTGCACATACTGAATGTTGGCGATCAAGGTCTGAGAGTCCAGGACTGACAGGTAATCGTAGAGCTCCTTGGGTGTGATGGTACCCTTCCGCATGGAGACGATAGGTCCGTCCGGAGCGTTCGGTGCGTCATCAATGACCATCTGATTGATCTGGGCGAACTCCGGTATACCCGGGATGGTCCGCTTATTGATCACCTTGTCTCTGGCATCGAAGATCGTGACGCTTTCAACGCTGTTGTCCTCCATATTTCTGCGGACGGCCCACGCGATCTTCGAATACTGGTTAGGGCTCTTGACGTCAGAGAAGTTATCGCTCTCCTTCTCGGGCTCGGACTGCCTCTTGTCGATCAAGAAGTAAAAGACGTTATTGCCGCTCTTGTACGACTCCCAGTAGTTGTGCGCCCTCATGGTTATGCACCACTTGGTGCCCTTCCCATATTGGATGCAGGCGTCGCGGGTCTCGATCCTGAACAGAGCGTGGGTGTCGTTCTCCCATAGTTTTTTGGACCCTTCGGACTTCACCCGGGCTTTCTCCTTGGTTTTCGACTCCGGGAGGGCCTTGACCGCGTCCTCGAGCTCCTTCAGTGTCTTGTACTGATTGATGTCTTTCTTCTCGAACCTCGGCTGGTTTTCGTGAAACGCCCGAATGGTCGGAACCAAGTCCTCCATTTTGGCTTTCATCTTCAACTGCTTGACGCTCCACTCGAGGTACTTACCCTTCTTGGACGGATCCTCCTCGGAGAGCTCCCTAATCTCATACTCCAGGTCCGGATTGGCGGCTATCAGGTCATCAACCTTAGCGGCCTCCAAGAAACGGACGGCGACGCGGACGGAGACCGGAGACCAGGCGGCACGCACTCGGGCAGCCTTGACGACGTCAAACCCATCTATGAGGGCCCGGGCAGCCTTGGCGACATCAGGTGCATCCATGAGAGCCCGGGCGGCTCTATCTAGGGAGATCCCCATGCCTGCTATGGAGCATAAGAGGGGCAGACGTCCGGAGGTCAAACAAAACTCGCGATTCCGTAGGGTACGTCATGGGCCTCAAGCGGCGGAACAGCTTGAAGGACAACGAACGCAAGATCCGGGGGCTGCGGGGGCCGAACGGGTTCAGGCTGTGCCGCTGGTGCGGGGAAGAAGTGCGCCCGCCGCGCCGGACGTTCTGCTCGGACGCCCACGTCCACGAGTGGAAACTCCGGTCGAGCGTCAGGTACCTGCGAGAGAAGGTGTACGAGAGGGACCTCGGGAAGTGCGCGTCGTGCGGGGTGGACACGCGCCTCCAGCGGATAGCGCTGGAGGACGCGCTCAGGTCCGCGGGGGACGCCAGGAACCCCGCCTACGCCGCCCTCCTGAAGTCCCTGGACCTGACGGCGTCTGAGGCGAAGAAGTCCCTGTGGCAGGCGGACCACATCAAGCCCGTGGCCGAAGGGGGCGGGCTGTGCGGGCTCGAGGGCATACAGACGCTATGCGTCAAGTGCCACAAGAGAAAGACGCGAGGGCAGGCCTCCTACGCGGCTCCGAAGGCAGGGACGAGGCCTCCGAAGGGGAAGGGGCTCCCCGGGATCATCGGAGTCCGCGGTCCGAAGGGGTTCAAGGGGAAGTTCTGACCCGGATACGTTTGAGCCCCACCGACTTACGCCAGCAGGGCTCAAACGGACCTTCAGTCAGATGCTCGATCAGCGAGTGACGATCAGACGCACCAACCCACGGGGGTTGTAGGCGCCGATGCCCAAGTTCTCGAACATGCTGAATCCGATGGTGCGCTCCTCCGGGTTGTCCGCGCTGAGGACCGTGAGCTCGGTGCGGACCGGGATCCGACCGAACATCTCGGGCTCGCAGCAGCAGTAGACCACGCCGGCCGGGACGAGACGCGACACGATGAACTGGGCGTTCCAGCCCGTGCTCATCATGCCGGTCTTCCACAAGGTGGCCTGGCTCTCGATGTCGAGAACGTCGCGGCCGAACTTGCGGATGTCGGCGTAGTCCCTCGCGTTCATGTAAACGCGAGCGACCCTGAGGTCGTGGAACTCGATCTCCGCGAAGGCGTCCGCGAGGACGGCCGGCGAGATCGGCGCCACCACCGGGATGTCCGGGTTCGTCCCGCCCGGGAGCGAGTCGAAGCCGTTCACCGCAATGGCGTCCATGATGCTGAAGACGCGGTCGTCTTCGGCAGCCTGGATCTGCGCCTTGCCGAGGTCCTGCATACGCTTGAGGAGGTCGTACCGGCGCTCCTTGATCTGCGTCAGCGGAGCCTTGGGCAACGCTGCGATCTCGAAGAGCGGGAAGATCACGCGCCGCGGCTTCATGACCGCGGTGATGCTCTCGCCCTCTTCGCCGATCACGTACGCGATGACGTCCGGGTCCTTGTCGTAGATCGGAAGCGCACCGTCCGGGAGCTGCTCGACCAAGAAGGTCTTGCGGCCGACGGACGAGTAGTCTCGCCGCTCACGGAGCGGCTGAATCATCGAGGCGGCGAGCCGGCGACGGCCCGCGGGTGACCCGATGAAGCGGTCGACGATCTGCTCCTTGATGGAGTTGTCGACGACCTGAACTCCGAAGTTTCCTGCCACCATCTCTGGTTCTCCTTTCGGTTCTTCGTCTCAGCCCTCAGATGAAGGCGGCCTCGAAGAACATCTCCGCGCTGGAGGAATCCGGGGGTGAAAGGAGCGTCCCGAGGCGGGTGACGTCCGGCTCGATGCAGGCGCTGGCAGCTCCGGAACCGGAGACACCGTCGATCCAGCCGAACTCGTAGGAGTCCTGCCAGAGGTTGGTGATGTACCCGTTGACCGAGGCGTAGAGCTTGTCGCCCACCGCGTAGGTCAGGGGGTCGCCAACGGCCGCGCCGCTGTTGGTGGTTTGCGCCTGGGTCTCATAGACCTTGAGGCCAACCGCGCCGCCGCGCAGGTAGGGACCCTTGCCCGAGGCCACGGCAGGCGTGTTCTCGTAGGAGTTCCCGAGCGCGTCGTTGATGAAGAGGCCGAGCGGACGGGTGTTCACCACGAACGCGGCCGCAACGAGCACGGCGCCTCCGACGGTGTTCTGCCCGATGTCCGGCCTGGTGAACGCCACCGAACCTCCGAGGACGCCCTTCTTCACGTTCGCGGGGAGCGTGGTAGAGACAGCCGCAGTGGTGGTGACGACGTTCGGGTTGTCCTGCGTGAATGCATCGCTCGCAAGGGCAGGGATGCTGTCCTTGATGAGCGAATACAGGATCCGCAGGGCACCCTGGCTCAGGGTGAAGTCACCCGATGCCTGTCCGCCAATCGATCCCATGTTTACTCCTTCAGTTCCGTCAGCCTAGGTCCGTTCGTCCGGGTCGTTCGTCTCGCCTGGATGGGTTCAGTCCGGGTTTCCCCGCGACCCCGTGTCCTGGTCCGACTTTGCGATCCTTCTTCCGGTGCCTCGACCTCCGCTCTGAAAAAACCTGTCTCTTAGTATCCTCTATCGGTATCCTGTCCGGGCGGCCACCCCGCTAGGTGGTGGCCGGACCGGATAGAGTCTGTCAGCCGGGGCCTTCCCAGAGGTTGCCGAGCTCGTCGTCCACGGAGCGGGGCTTCCCGCCGCTGACGTTGCCGAGCTTCTTGGCGCCCGTGGAGGCGGTCCTGGCAGAGGCGACGGGGCCATAGCCGCCCTCGCGGGCGCGCTGCTCGGCCTCTGCCGCGGCGATCTCGCGCTGGGCGACGACCTCGGGATTGTCGTTGAACAGCGAGGCGAGCTGATCGTCGTCGCCGCCGGACGCGGTCCGGGGCTCCTCGTCGTCATCGCCGAAGGAGATGTCCGGGCCGTCGCTCGCCATGGCGGGCATCGCCGTGGGAACCGGCGCCGCGGCCGGGGCCTCGAACAGCTCCGTCAGCTCGCCGGTGGGAGCAGGAGCGACGGGCGGAGCCGCCATCTCTTGGCCCAGCATGTTGTCCAGCATGGCCATGTCCTGGGGGCTCAGGCATCCGGCGTCGCCGCCGGCGGTGTGCTCATCTTCCTCGGACTCTTCCTCGGACTCTCCGGCGGTAGGGGCCTGCTGGGAGACCGGAGCCTGGGCCTGCTGCTGGGTGGAGGAGGTCTTGTCGTCCGACTCCTCTTCCTCTTCCTCTTCGGCGGCGACGTGAGCAGCCCTGAGCTCGGCGGCGACCTTGAGCAGGGCCTTGAGGGTCGGGTCGTCGATGCTCATCAGAATACTGCCCATGCGCTCCACGCCGTCCTGAGTGGAGGCGTCACCGAGGAAGTCGGCGGCGAACTTGCAGCACGCCATGGCACGCTTGTACTTGCTCTCCCTCGAGAGCGCGTCCGGGGAGACGGCGTCGAGACGCTTGAGGGTGGCGACCAGGGCCTTGTCCGGAAGAGCCATCAAGTCGAGGGCTTGGGCCTCGATCAGCTTCTCGTCGACGGTGCGAAGGGTGGCCCTCGCCACGCGCTCCGCGGCGCCGGCCTTACGGACCGCGGCGGAGACCTTCGAGTTGTCGTACTTGCCCGGACCCTTCCACTCCTTGTTGTCCTTGTGGTCGAAGGTCTCGGGCTTGAACTCCGCGAAGTTGACCTCGTTGCGGGCCTCGTGTTCGCCGTCGTAGCCGGCCTCCACAAGCTCGTTCTTGGTCGGAGTTTCCGCCCACTCGTCCGGATTCCCGGACTCGTAGTCCACGGGGGAAGGCTGGGGGTGCTCCTGATTCATGGAGTAAGGGTCCGCCCTCCGCGACGTCGCAGCCTCACGCGAGGTCCCGTCGGCAGGCTTTGACCAGGTGGTGCGCTGTCGGGGAGTGGTCATTGTAGCAGATGCCTCCTGAAAAGACTGGCCTTTATCAATGCCCTAAAAGTTGACTGAGAGTGATCCGATTCGGCCCTTCCAAAGGAGAAAGGCTTTTTCGTTTCGAGCCAGCCTTCGTCCGGCCCTGATCCCGCAGGCAGCGAGATAGGACTCTTCGCTCGGAAATGAGGACGTGGGACCGACGGACATGGCGAGCTTGTATAGGGCGGCCGGGTACGGCCGTTCTCTGACGACGTCTTCGATCCATGAAAGGACTATCAGGTCCCTCGGCGACATACCGGCCTTCCGGATCGCCCCAGCGCCGCCGCCGTGGACGGTCCGGTAGGACCTGCACGCCCACTTGACAAGCTTCGGGCTGTTCGGGAACCTGGCGCGAAGAGCCTTCTCGAACCCGATAAGGCTGTCGTTGTAGTTCGCGTCAGAAAGGCCGGGGGTGACGGTCCCAACGTCCTCGGGCTTCGGGGCGACCTTCTCCGCGAGACCCTTTACGAGGGTCTCGACGAGGAGCTCCTGCGCTTTGTTCACGAGCTCCTGAATATGGTCCCCGGCCGGCGCCTCCGGAGCGGTCTCCGGGGTATCGCTCTCTCCGTCGTCGGACTTCGCGTCGAGCGCGTCGAGCTCATCCTTAACCGACGTGTCATCCGCGCCGGCGTCCGCCCCCTCCTCGTCACCGGAGGGGGACTCCGCCGGCTCCTCGTCGGCAGGCTCGTCCTGCGCCCTTCGCCTCATGGACGCCGCGTGCGGCATGCCGTCCAGGTGTATCTCCTCACGACGGATTTCGTAAACGGAAGCCGCATCCCCGAGCTTGGCTGCGACGGCGGCCGACTCCGGGTTCAAGATGTTTCGACGCTGCGCACCGGAGAAAGCCGGATTCCGGACCCAGGAGGCCTCGATGAACTGGTTGCTATTCGGGACACTGACATGCCCGATGAGCTCCGCGAGCTTGTGGTCGCGCCCCGTCTCGTCCTTGAATGTCGACCCCTTCCCGTCGTAGAGGACGCAGGGGCAGAGCTGGGTGTCGTCGACCGCGACGTTCCCGCACTTGTTGCAGATGGTGAAGAGGCTGATGCAACCCATCGACATCGCGCGGATGTTCTCCGCCATAATGTCGGAAACGAGCATCTTGTGCTTGCGGTCCGTCGCGACCAGGATGTCAATGTAGCAGGTCTCACCGAGATCGCGAGCGATGGCGTCGACGATGAAGCCCTTGCTGAGCTCCGGGATCTGGATGTGCTCGAGGTAGTTCGGGGCGCCGATGAAGGTGCGGTAGGTCGCCAGCAAGAGAGAGCGCTCCCAGGCGTCCCCGTTGTTGTTGATGATGTCCTGGCATTCGGGCTTGATCCGAAAGTTCGACCAGCGGCGCTCGCACTCAACGTCCCGGTTCAGGAACTTCCCGACCTTCGCGTCGGCTGGCTCGTAGCAGTCGACGGAGGCCACGATGGTCGCATGCGAGAGCAGATACTGCTTCGGATCGCACTTGCGCAGCACCGTCTTCGCCAGGCGCACGACTTGCTTCTCCTCCGCAGCAGCCTGATGGCCCGTGCGGAGCTCTTCCATCCAACGTTCGAACTCAATGTTCGGCTGGGAGACGATGGCGTTCGCGTAACGGCGGAAACTCATGGAGGCCCTGCCGAAGGAAGAGCATCAAAATCTGAGCGTCCGCGGCGTACCCTCCGGCATGTGGCCGACGAGGGACGGACGAAGACAAAAACCGTGGCTGAGGCTCTCAAAGAAGAGGGACGGATACTTGCTGGAGCTCCCATCCAGAAGGCTCACCCTATTCGATCCGGAAAAGTGCCTTCGGGTCGGCAGACACAACGGGATGCTCGGGATCGTCTACGAAGTCCGCATACCGAAGAAGGAAAAGCAGCGGGGGTTGATCCTGGACAGCAAGAAGGGGGGAGGAAGAAGGAGATGGACCGGGGACGAGCCGTCGGAGCTCATGGAGTCGGCGCTCGGGATGGCCTTGTCACTGGCCGGAATGTCGAGCCCGCCCAGGTGGGTGGTGGTCCTCCTCGCAGCCCGTGATGGAAAGACGGAGTGGGGGCCGACCAAGTTCTGGCTCGGGCTGATCGAACAGCTACGCATCGGCCTGGACCTGGAGGAGGTCCAGGCGGTCATGGAGAGCTAGCGGCCGACCGCCTGCCTGATGATCGGCAGGAGGACCGGGCGCGTGCTCGGCCTGGAGTGCGCGAGCTTGACGAGCACCGGAAGGATCCGACGCCTGGCCTCCAGGCGCGCGGCGAAGCTGATCTCACCCCTCTCCTCCTGGACGAGAGGCTCCACCTTCCCGAACAGCTCCTTCAGGAGGTTGACGGTCTTCTTCTCATCACCGAGGGCCCCGCGGAGGGCGTCAATGTAGTGGCCGACCGTGTCCTCCAGGTCAACTTTGAGGTCCGGGCCGGTCCCGCCCTTGGCGGCCGGCTCCTCGTCCTCCTCGAGCGTGATCTTGGCGGCCGGCTCCAAAAGGTGCTTCCGCACTCCGTTGAGCATGCGCTCGCCGAAGCGAATGTACTGCTTCACCTTCTCGAGGAGAGACTTCACGCCGTCTTCGGTCGGGGACTGCTTCAGGTCGCCGAGCGCGGCCAGGACCTCGTCCGCCCCTCCGAAGAACTCCTTGTTCTCCCGGAACTCCTGCTCGATGTAGTGGGACGCGTCGGCCCACTCGGAGCTGCCCTCGACGAAGTCGTCGATCGTGCCCTCGTCGAGTGTGTAAGACGGCTGGGCGCCGGACTCTTCATCCTCTTTGTTCTCGCTACGGAAGAGGTTGACGACTCCCTTGAACCAGTCTCCGAACCCAGCTGTCGACGCGACCTTTCCGAGAGATCTCGACTTCTCGAGGAGCTGCTTGAGCTCTTCCTCCTCGGCAAGGCCCTCGGTGAAGAACTTCGCGAACTCGCGCGCATCGTCGAGGTCCGTGAGGGCGGTCTCGAGCTCCTGCTCGAGGGACTTCAGGACCGCAACCATCTGCTCGACGTACTCCTCGAAGGTCTTCACCCCGGGGTTGACGACAGAGACGCGAACGTGGTCCCCGACTATCCGGCGGACATTCGAGGAGAGCTCGTAGGAGAGGATCGGATCGGAGGCCTCGATGGAGGCCGCGATCCGAAGGAGATTCTTGGCGGCGTTCACGGCGTGGGCTCCACGGGGTTCACGGGGTCCACGACAGCGGACGGGGAGACCTCGGGATCTGCGTCCCAGATGAGGTCCTTCGGCGAGATCGTGAAACCGCACCCACGGCACTGGAGGACCCTCTTCTGGTGCCGGTAGGTCCGCGGCTTCAGGGAATTCCTGCACCTCGGACAGGAAAGCGACCCGGAGTCCCTCTCCCTCTTCGTAACCTTGTACTTCCGCCCGCCGTCCTTCCAATACAGAGCGAGGCGTGGGTCGGGATTGGAGGCCAGCCCGTACAGGTTCGAGACCGTGAGCCTGACGGCGTCGATCCCGAAGTCCTTCGCGTGCATCCTGGCGATGCGGCGGAAGGCGGATATTTCGTCGATGCCCTTGTACCAGGCCTTACAGGCGGCGATCCAGACCGGCTTCGTCCGGAGTTCGTAGGCCTGGACGATTCTGGCGAGGCGCAAGAGGCGGTCGCCGGAGATGGACAGGTCGGCGGCGACCTGCTTACGCCATTTCTCGTCCTTCTTGAGGAGGCCCTCGAACCACTTCTTGTCGGACTTCGCCGTGATCGGGTCGTTGATGAGCCTGGAACCCTCCCACGTCGAGTACATGGAGTCCAGGGCCCCGTTGACAGCCACCTCACCGGAAAGGTCGCGGACCAGCTCGGTCGCGGGCTCCTCTTCGTCGCCCCACGGCCACTGAACGTGGACCTTCCCAGTGTGCGGGTTCGAATAGATGACACGGCCGGCGAACGGACCCGGGAGCATCTCCCTGTAGCCCATCCTGCGCACAATGTCGCCGGTGGCGAAGTCCTTCGCCGCCTGCATGTCGTCTACGAAAGCGGTCCGCGTCCTCATCTCAGTGCTCAGTGCTCAAACACCTGGCCGGAGCTACCCGGGAGAAGGACGCTCAGGGGGCCCAGGTCTTGGTGGATCCCTGCTTCGTGCTCTTACCGGCCGAGCCGCCGGGCCAGGACGGCTGCTGCTTCGTCCCGTCCGCCCACTCGCTCAAGTCGCGGACGTTGAACTCGTCGCGCTCGGACATGCTGTGGGTGTTGTCCTGATCGTAGGTCGGGATGCTCTTCCCGTTGAAGGACGCGCCCGAGTCGTGCATGTAGGGCTCGTCCTTGTCGCCGTCGATGACCTTGTTCGGGTTCTCGAAGGTGTCCATGTAGGGCTCGTCCGGCTCCTTCATGAGGACCTTCGCCCTACGGGCGTTGAAGGACTTCTCGCCGTATGCCGCAATCTCGATCTTGTCCGAGAAACTGTCGATGTTGCGGACGAGCTTCGACGCCTCGCGCGGATCGACCTTCCCCGCCTTGACGAGGGCCTCGACGTCGTTGGCGGTGGCCTCCAACTTCGTCAGCATCTGGCTTGCAATCTTCTTGTCCATCGTGGATCTCCCAGGTGTCAACGTTTCGGCAGGCATAGAAGCCTCACCAGTTGGCGTCCTCGACGGTGAGGGAAGCCTTCTTCTTCTTGCCGCCGAAGGGCGGAGCCTTCTTGCCGCCGAAGGGCGGAGCCTTCTTGCCGCCGAACGGGGGAGCGGACTTGGACTCGGGGCCCTTATCCTTCTTCGGAGCCTTCTTCCCCTTCTTCGGGGCCTTCTTCTTGTCCTTCTTCTTCTTCGCGGCCACGATGACCGGGCCGAGGAGGAACTTCGCCTCCGGCGAAGCCGCGGCAAGCTTGATGAGGACGGAGAGGGGGACACCGTCTCCAAGAGCCGAAGCAGTCTTCTTCTCCACGTCGGCGATGATGTTCTCGAACCCGGAGAGGAAGGCGTCGACGTCGTCTTCACTGAAGAGCTGATCGACTTCCCGCTTCAGGTCCTGCTTGAGCTTCTTGAAGTCGGAGTCGCCCATGGAGCGGAACTCGAGCGTGTCCCCGGGATCCTGGGAGACGCGCTCCTGCTCGACCATAGTCTGGGCAGTCTCCTCCTCGTCGGCGCCGGCCTCGCACCCGCCGACGAGGTCCTGCGGGGCCTGAGCGGGCTCGGCGTCCGTCTCCTCGAGGGCGACGTGGGACTGGATCGAGTCCGCAGGATCGACATCCGAAGAGACGAGGCTCCTGAGGTTCTTGATGATGTCGAGGGCAGCGGCAGGATCCTTCGTCCTGAGCTCGCTCGCGACGCGGACGATGTTCTGGTACGCCTGTCGGTTCCTCATCTCTTTCGCGCTCCTCTTCTTGCCGACCTTCCCCTGCTCGGGTATGACGGTCTCTGAGAAAGTGTCCTGGCCCGTCTTGGCGAAGCGGGCGTAAAGAAGGTTGTACGTGTCAACGTCGATCTTCGACTGATAGAGGCTCTCGTCGGCCATGTGGATAGCGAGATCCAGCGCCGCCCTGATCTGGGCGTCCTTGGATCCGCCGTCCCACCCGTACTTCAGCCAAGGTTCTTCCAACAGCGCGTCGGCGTACGCGAGGATGGCCTTGTAGTTCTCCTCGGTGAAGTGCCGGCTGTGGAACGACTTGTATCCGGTGTTCGTAGTCTGGACCGGGTTGCCCCTCTGATCCACGACTCCGTGATACGTAGCTACACGCTTGGACATGGCCTCACCGCAGGGCTTATTAGAAGCTGCTGCACGCTTGAACCCCTCGAACATCCCCTCGAGCTCCGGGGGCAAGGACTCGAAGTTCTCCTTCGCGTATTCCTCGAGCTCGTCTATGACCGGGCCCGGGTCAACGATTTCGCTGCTGTTGAAGAAATCATCGAGGCTACTGAGGACACGGTTGTAGTCCCGAGTGCTCTCGAACGTCGGACTCCTGGACTTCGACGGCTTAAACTCCTTGGAAGTTGAGACCCAGGCGTCGAGAATCTCTCCGAGCTCGAACAGCTCTTTCGAGCTCTCGTCGAGCTCCTTGGCCAAGTCGTCCATGCCGGACCGCATGGACTCTACGCTCACTGACTCCGGGTTAGCAGAGAGAAGCTGGTATGCGGCCGCGAGCTGCGAGAACCGGAGGATGTCCTCCTCGGTCGACTGGGCGGCAGATCCGGAAGACTCGATGAGCTTACGTAGGAGCTTGCGGTCCTGGAGAGCGTCGGTCGGGTTCCCGCGCAAGAACGGAACCTTGTAAGCCTGAGGAAGGCGTACAGAATCAATCGCGGAAAGAAGGCCATCGAGGACGGCCCCCCGCTCAGCCCACCCCCTGGGCCCGGACGGCCAGTGCTGAGAAACGATTTCAGGAATGTCCTCGGCGTCAGCCCGGCGCAAGACGCTCGAGAGAGACCTGCCGAGCTTCTTGAAGCTCGAGGACATCTTGGTGATGTCCGATATCTCCTTCTTGATTGCGTCTTCGTCCGCCCATCCCTCCTTGACCCATTCGACGTGCTGGCTTTCGGCGTACTTGGAGAAGTCCTTGGCGAGGGCCGGGGACACGCTGTGAAGGTCGTCGGTGAAGCTGTCGACGACAGCGTCGAGGTCGTCCGCAGTCTTAGCCAAGACGATCCGAGCCGCAGCCAGGGCGACGGACCCCTGCGTCTTCCGGTTCAGGGACATGTCTGGATCCCCGCCCTTCAGGTCCGGGTCCTCCGTCTTCATGCGCCGGCGCCGATTGTCGTGCTTCGGACCCCGCCTCGGTCGGTTTTTCCGGCTAGGAGGGGGCCTCTTGTGCACGAGCCGCTCAACTTCGCGCTCCTCCTTCTCGACGGGTGAGAGATCGCTAGGCATCAGATATTCCTGAGGCGTTCAGCCAGCCCCGACATGAAAGGGCGAGCTACTCCTCCTTGCCGAAGCGGTCGCTTTCCTTATCCTGAAGGATGAGGCCGAGGTTCTTCGCGATGAGCTCCTTGGCGTTCGTCTCGTCCGCGAAGGCGCTCCCGACGGTGGAGAGGAGCTCCCGAATGAGCTCATTCATCGTCGAGTCCTTGAGAGTCAGGAAGTCCTTAAGGAGCTCCGCGTGCGCGTCGTCCACGTCGATGTTCAGGAGCTCGTAGATGTACGAGACGGGCATCGAGCCCTTCTGATACAGGTTGAACATAAAGTCCTGGAGCTCGGTGTTGTCGCGCAGAGCGAGCCGCGTGAACTGGAGCTTGGGATAGAGCAGGACCTTATTCCCTGCCTCGTCCTCCTCCCAGAACCCCTTCTTTTCTGCCACCGGGGCGAAGAGCTGCTCCTCGACAAACTGTGCGATGGTCTCCCGGTAAAGGAGGTACATCGTGTTCATCACATCGAGATGGATGCGCTCGCCGGCGTAGGTGCTCTCGCCGGTCAGCATCGACTCGGTGATGCGCAGGCCTATGAACAAGAGCTTGTTCGTGATCTCGTACTCGACGGAAAGGTCGAGGAGCCTGTCCCGGGACCCGATCTCGTCCCAGTGCAGCTCGAAGTTCGTGACGACGGTGAAGTCCGGGTCGATGAGCGCCTGATCGATCTGATCCCGGACGTCGTCGACGTCGGTCTGGCTCATCTTGTCCGCCCAAACGACCCGCTTCGGGGTCATGGCGCGGGAGGCGATCTGGGTCTGGGCCTGACGAAGCTTATCCTGATATAGGAGAGTTCGGAGACAGCGCTCGAGGATGGAGATACCCCGATCGTCGTAGGCCGACTTCTTGTGCGAGAGGTGGTAGCAGAACGAGGAACAAAGAAAGTCCTCGTACGGGCTCGTGTTCAGCGGTATGGGCTGGCCGTTGAGCAGATTCTCACGGATCTGCTCGGGCATGTCGTTCGCGATCCTGGCGGCGTCGGAGTCCCCCTGCTGCTCCGCCTTCAGGACGACCATCCTGTCCTTCTCGGACGGGATGAGCTCCATGCGCGTCTTGTCCGTGTACTGGAAGACCTCGAGCCTCACCTGCTCCGGAGGAAGGATCTGCAGGCGCTGCCATCCCTGGTACTTGTCCTGCACGAGCTTGTGGATGATCTTCTCGCGCTCCTTCTCGGGCTTCGGGATCTTCTTCTTGATGCTCCTTCGCTCGAGTCGTCCGGCGTAGTCGACGGCTCCGACCTCTTCTTCCTTCTCGTCAACGAGGGCCGATTCCGGGATGTCCGACGCCATGTCGTCGTCCTCACAGAAAATGAAGACGTTCCCGTGCAGCCAGTACTCATGAGTCGCGTCGTACAGGACCTGGAAAAGCTTGATCCGCTTGCACATCTGCTGATAGAAGTGCAGAATTTGCTTCGCCCGCGTCTTATCCTTCGCCTTCGGGAGGGAAAGACGGATCTTCGACATCGGGACGTCGGTGTGAAAGTCGATAGACGCGCCGACGATCGGGTGTGTCGTGTACCAGAACCGGAAGAGCTCGCGCTTCTCGCGCTCCGACTGGGGTAGCTCGAGGAAGTCGGTGGAGAGCTGGGGGCTGTAGAACTGGGAGTCAGCGTTGAGAATGGAACCGGGCCCACTATTCCCAAAGCTTCCGAACCCGAGCGACGCGACCCGGATGGACTGGGCGGCTTCCCTGCGCGCCTGTCTCTCGAGCTTCGTGAGGCGGTTGCTGGGGACCTTCTGGTCGTCCACGTACTGGATGGGCTGACCTACGCGGGTGCGTCCCTGCCCGGTGCCCTTTTTGCTAGCGGCCATGTCTCGTTACCTGGTCGTCCAAAAGGCGTATCATTCGAAGGTCGAACCCGTCTCGTCCAGAAGGTCTGTGACAGCCCGATCGTGGGAGCTGGCCTTCGCTCTCGAAAGGCGAACAGACCTCGAAAGCTGGACGTGGGCCGTGTGAAGAGTCCGGACGATGTCCCGAACCCCGAGGCGACGATTCAGGCGGACCTCAACGTTGAAGCCGGAACCGGAGACGCGGTCCAGGAGGACGGCGGCCTCGAGGGCCGCACGGACGCGAGACATGGAGGAGTCGATCCTCGAACAGACCTTCTCGTGTGCCTCCAAATGAGCCGCCTTCCGGGAGGAAGCCTCATCAAGGGACTGCCTGGCGCGGGAGGCGAGAGAATCTAGGGTCCGGACGGCGAGAGACAGGTCCTTGACGAACCGGTCAGCCTGGTCCCGGCCTCCCCGGGGCGCCTCCTGCTCCAGAGCGAGGGCTGACTGCAGGGCCGCACGGAGCTCCTTCGTGGCCTCCTCGAGCTTCAAAGACATGCGCTCGGAGGCGTTCATGGCGGACCTAAGGTCTCCGGCCATGGACTCCCTCACACGCTCTTTCGGCGTGGGACGACGCTCCTTCGTGAGGGTGGGGACGGCAGGGTCCGTCCGGGTTTCGGATGGGTCAGCCACGCCGAACCCTACCTGTAAGAGCTGTCTCTCACCAGCTTTGACGCGGCTCTAGACAACATTCGGAAGCGTATGTGGGCGTCGATAGCGTTCTCGAGGGCTTTGACGCATCCCATGTCGCCGTCCATTATCCCCCTCCAAGTCCCGCCGAGGTCCTTAAAGTCCCGGCAAAGGGACACGACCTCGTCGTCGTCGAGCTTCTCGTCCGAGCCCCAGGTGTGGTCGACGACCTGACGAATGATCCGGTACGCAGCCGTGTCCTTTACGTCGAGGTCCTTCATCCGGCTGTCAGAAGGGATAACAGGCCTATCTTCGACGGGGGAAGACCCGGCGCTCCCGGGGAGGCGGGCCGTGTATACGGGCCCTGGCGCGATGGAACTGGTGGTACCCGACGGCCCTGGCTTGGGTCGGGACCACGATCCGATGTTGACTCAACTCGAGGGCATCCGGGTTCTCCCGGACATACTCGGCAGCAAGCATGCAGCTCCTGACGAGGCTGTCGGAGAAGTCATCGTGCTTCCCCTGGACTTTCGGAGCTTCGACAACCGTGATGTTCTTCCCTCCGGAGGAGGCCTGGAGCTCGAGGAGCTCGACGATGTGCGGAGAGTGGAGATCCTCGCTAAGCTCAATCCCGGAGGACTGTTCCGGGATCGGATAGTCGTACAGGCCGAGCTGATGCGCGTACATCAGAAAGCGGGCGTTCCCGTAGCACGAGGAAGCCTCTGCTGCGGTGAACTTCCGCATCTCGAACTGCCGGAGGCCGGACTTATGGAGCTTCTGCTCGAAGATGTGGCCGGCGTACTGGTCGAAAAGGCCCTTCTCTATGTAGAAGCGCTTCGACAGGATCACGAGCCAATCGATGATCTCGTCAATGTCGAGACGGTCCACGTCCTGGAGAGTCCTGGCGTAGGGGACGAGTGGGCCAACGAGGTGTGGGTTTGACTCTTCCCAGCGCTTCCCGGCGTACCAGGTCTCGTGGTATCCGAGCTGGATGCGCCCCTCCGTCAGGTGGGTGAGGCTGACGGAGGTCCCGTCCTGGGCTATGCCGAAGTCCAGGCCGGCAAAGAAAGGTTCCCTCGGGTTCCCCCTCGGCAGAGGGACGAGGCCGGGAATTATGCAGTCAGTCAGATCCTTGGCGTTCTCGATCCAGCCCCGGACACGGTCAGAGAACTTGGCCCCGTACTCCGTCTCGAAATCGCTGGGCGCCTTCGCATACTCGATCTCGTAGTCCTCCGGGCTGAGGGTCGGGTTAACCTCCCAGGTCGGGGCCTGGATCATGAGCATGTCCCGAGCGGCTTTGCCGCCTGACTTGCTTGTCTGGTATTGCTGAAAGAAGAACCCCTCCTTCGCGTCCGGGGACGAGATGAGGATGACGCGGCCCTCCGTCGGACCTATGGGGACGCGCTTGTCCGTCGGGTCCTTCGGGGAGAACTGCTTCGTGGCCGGGGTGATGGCCCTGTATATCTGCTTCGCAGAGGACTTCCCGTCGTCCACGAAGAACGCAATCTCGTCGAGGATCACGACGATATTGCCGCGGCCGCGGAGGCCCTTGGCGACGGAGCTCTTGAAGGTGACCGTGAGCGTCCCCTTCCCGCCGTTCTTTAGGTCCCCCTTCCCAAATTTCTCGACGTCCCTGGCGGTCTGGAACCTCTGGTAGGTCTTCGTGTCATGGACGAGGGAGTCGGAAAAGTAGTCGAGCGTCGTCGTGTAGTTCGATATGACCTGGTAGACGATCTCCGCCTGGTCCTTGTCGTTGGCAACGCACATAATGCGTATCTCGCTCCCGTCCGGGACGCCGTAGTAGGACTGAGGCTGGCCGCGGACCAGGAGCCGGTAGAGCTCATACACGGTGATGATGGAGCTGAGCGTGCTCTTCCCGGACCGGCGACCGAGGACGAGAATAAGCTCGCGGCGAGGCCTACCGCCTTGCTCTTTGATGTTGCACCGGCCCTGCTCGTACAGGTATTGGAGATACTGAACCTCGGACAGGTACCCCTTGAAGTTCCCGTACCTGTCGGTGATCTTGATCTTATCGCTTTCCTTCTCCGGAACGGTGTCGTCGAGCGGGATGTCGTAGTACAGCTTCAGGATAAACTTCTGGACCGGGAAGAGCCCGTCCGGAAGAAGGTTGAACCTGTCGATGAACTCGATTATGTTCAGAAACTCGGGCTGATCATCGCCGCGAGCCCTGCGCCGAGCGTTCAGGACCGAGTCCACCACGCCGCTAAGACGGCTCTTGTCGGGCTTCTCAGTACTCGGCATCGGTCTCGCCAGGAGCGCTAACGCACATCGGTCATACGCTTTTCCCAGTCCACCATGTCCGCCTTCATCTGCTGGAAGACGAGGTCAATGTCCTGAGGGCGGATCCCCGCCTTCTCCATGGCCTCGTTAAAGAACTCCATCCATATCTTGAAGACGGCCTGGAAACGGGGGGACTTCAGATCCAGGGCCTCGGCTCGATCGGCTTCACGGCACTTCAGGAGGAGTTCCGCCAGAGACTTGAGGCTGTTCATCCGGCCGACGCTGTAGTTGGCCGTATTTTTTCCCTCCTCGGACGCCTTCTTGCGCTCGAACTTCAGGTGAGCGAGCTCCTCGGTGATCTCCTTGACCAGGAGCTCCATCATCTCGCCGGTCGTCGCACCGTTGTGGGCGGCCTTAACAAGCTTCTCGCCCTGGACGAACCTGTCGCGGCGCCGCACCTCCTCGTCCGCCTGGACGGGGTCCATGATGTCCGGGGTGGGGACGTCCCCGGTCTGCCTCACGACATATCCGGCCCCGACGTCGGAGGGATCCAGCTCCTTTCCGCCGGGCAAGACTATGAGGTTCGGGCTCTTCCTGCCCTTCCCTTCTTCGCCGTTTTCGTCAGTGGGGGGACCTTCGCTCATCCGGTAAAACCTTACTCGGTCTTAGCCGGACACCTCCGGCGAAGCGATCACGATCTCGACGTCCTTGGACTTCGGACTCGGAAGATCAACCGGGAGCTCGGCAGCCAGGCCGTACTCCTCGACCGGGTTCGTGATCGGGGCTTGATTCGCCGGGACGAGGGGGAGGCTTCGGCGCTCCGCGGCCTGACGGCGCTCGGCCTCCGGGATCTGACGGATGATCTGCTTCGCGTATTTGTTACACCAGCTCGGGGCCGTCTGGTGCATACATCCGGTGCAGGCGGGACCGGCGAGGACGCGGTCCGCGCCCTGCTTTCGGAAGAGCTTCGACCCGTCCGCGCACCCCCGACCATAGTCACGGTAGACGGAAGGATCGATGAAGTAGAAGCCCTGGACGCCGTCATCCGCGGCCAAAGCGCGTCCGACCTCCGGGACCTGAGCGAGGTCGGACCTCGTGTAGCGGGCGAGGATGGCGCTCCTAAGCGCCTTCCCGTACAAGCCCGTGTTCATCATGTGAGCGATGGTCCTGCGAACCTCGCCCGGCTCCATCCTGGAGTCCCTAGAACCGGAGGTGTCCCCGTGGAAGAAGCTCCCGCGCGGGGCGGAGGACGCGGCCGTGAGGGCCTCCGGGACCGGGGGCGCATAGAGGTTCGCCTGGGCGACGAGGCGGGCCCACGGGGACCCGTCCTTCGCGTTCTTGATGGCAGACCCTGCCTGCTCCGAGGACATGCGTCCGGAGGAGCAAGCCCGCTCGCACGCACGAACGAAGGCGTCCCGCCCGATCTCCGGACGAACGGAGGCGACCTGCGTCATCTGGGCGAGCTTCGGAAGGGCGTCGGAGGACGCCGGGTCGGAGTACGCCTTCCGCAGGAGGACGAAGTCCGGGGAGAGGCCGCGAGATGAAATGAGGTCGAGAGCAGCCCGGGGCCCGCCAAGAGCGTCCCCGTCCAGGTAGGTGTGCCCGAGGATCCCGTGCTCGAAGGCGAGCTTGCGTACCTCGGAGTCTGAGGAAGCGACGAGAGAGCGGGCGTCCGCCGTCCCGAGCATGATGCGCTTGGCCGCCATCAGATAGATGGGGCCCGGCATAGGCTCTGAGGAGCCCGAGGACCTTCGCCTCCAGAAATCTTGGACGTCCTGCTCCGTGATGGACGGCTTCGCAGGCCTCGCATGGTGCTGGATCGTCCGCACCGGATCGGGACGAGGAGGGGCCGGAGACCTACCGAACGCGGCTTGAAGCCTCCTCTTCCTGGCCAGGTCGGACATCGAGACCTGGGGCGCGTCGTCCGCCGAAGCGCGCCGCTCCGACTGGAGCTGGGGCAGGTAGTGGGCGTAAGTCCTCTCGTCGTACGGGACCTGGTCGACAACAAGCTTCTTGAACGACGCACAACGGCCGCCTGCGTTGTGGACGCAGCCGGCGCACTCCGGCTTCGACAAGACGAAGAGGGCACGCTTTCCGTGCTTCGCCACGAACTCCCGATGCGCGCCGGTCTGGGCACACCTCGGAAAATGCGAGGAGTTGATGTAGACGTTCCCAAGGAGGCCAGACTCGGAAAGGACGGACTCAATGTCCTGTTGCGAGGACTTCAGGTCCCCAGGACCAAACTCGGAGGAGAGCCTGGCCTGGACCTGGGAGGGCCTCAGGCCAGCCATGACGTAGGCCGCCGTTCGGTTGATCACGGAGGCGCGGGAGGACCTGACGGGTAGCTGGGGCCTCTCGAGCGGATTGGAGTTGACGATTGTCTTCCGTCGAAGGGGGATCCGCATGGGGACGCGCGGATCGCGTTCGTCCTCCATCAGGGCCTTCGTGACCTCCGGGATCCAGTCAAGGTTCTGCTTCGGCAGGGCCTCGTGGGCCCTGTAGTCGTCGGTGTCGACGTCGAGCCAGGAGAGGTCGGAGACGCTTTGGTCGTGCAGAATGTCGTCGATCTCTCCGAGACCGGAGGCGCCGGAGAGCTCGGGGAGCTTATTGGGCATCGCCCACCTCGAGGGTGTCCAGGGTAGCGAGGACGTCGCTGATCCGGGAGGCGCACCGGCGCATGACCAGGTCGACCTCCGGGTCGTCAGAGTGGCGGATCCGGAGCTGGACGATGTCACGGTACGCCGAGCCGAGGCTCGTCCGACCGGCGCTCGCGACGTGCCCGAGCGGGAACGTATCCATGACGTCGGGAATGACGACCTTGTGCTGATGCTTCAGGCACCTGACGATGTCCGACGCAAGGTACTGGGGGAGCTGCCGGTCCTGCAGAAACGCGAGGACGTGCCGGCGGACGATGTTCTTCTTGCCAAACTTCTTGACAAAGTCCTTCGTCAAGTCCGTGACAAGCTTGAGGTCCGTGGCAGTCCGGTCAGTCATAGGTTCACCCAAATTTCGAGACGCAATAGAAGCGCCAAAACTGGCCATGAGACGTCCGAGCGTGTCATCATTCGACTTCGGATAGTCCACGTTCTCCTTGAAGTCCTCGGCGGGGAAACCCTTCGGCGTGGACCTGTCCTCCCACACGAACCCCTGGTCCGAGTTCCCTAAGGACTCGAGGAAGTCACCCATCATGTGGTCGTCGCGGGCGGGGGTCGGGAGGCCAGAACCCTCTTCCCGGTCCTCGTCGAGGTCGGACGCGTCCTTTTCCTCGCCGGCGTAGGCCCCGGAGTCCTCGGACGGCCAGATCTGGTCGACCGTAGCCCCGAGGGCGAAACCGTACACGGTCCGGTCGTAGTAGTCCGAACGGGCCGCCGGCAGGCTTCCGTTCGGGAGCTGCGAATGATCAGGGTCCCCGTCGTCGTCATCGTCGGTGACGGAATGAGGGGGAGGGCCGACGGTCGGGACGACGTCGTCCTTCGTGTTGTAGCCCGGGTTCTTTCCGCGAGGTGGGCGATCCAGGTCACCCGGAAGAGAATCGGACGAGTGCTTCCACCCCATCGCCTCCTCCTGCGGATAACCGAGATAGTACTCGATGGGCATGTCGTCCGGAGCTCCGCCATCGGGGAGGGATTTCCCGGCCGGCTCCTTGCGCTCATCGTCCTCCCCCTTCGGGGACGTGTCGTCCGAGGCTCCGTCGTATGGGCCGAGGCCGAAGTCCTTGACGGCCTTGCTCCACGCGTTATCAGTCGGGAGAGCCGAAGGCATCACCCCTCCATGCGGGACTCCCAGAGCGGGTCCATCCTCGGCCTGGCCGCCGGGCGGTTCGATCCGGGCGGAGGATCCGGGTTGCTGTGCGCCCGCATCCACTCGACCTCGGCCTCCGTGAGCCCGGGCTCGTAGTAGTTCATGATCTTCTGATTGTCCGCGCCAGGGAGCCATGAGTACGTGGCCCCAGACCTTACGAGGGACTCCGCGGACATCTTGAAGACGGAAGAATCGCCGTCGGTCGACCCGTCGCCGGTCACCCCGCCCTCGAAGCCATCCTCCAGGATTCGGTCATACTGGACGAAACCGGCGCCGGACGGGTCGTCGGACGGGACCTCGCCCTGATCCGTGAAGTAGCCGAACGGCTCGGGACTCTCACCGGGGCCAACGTGCATGACGCGCGGCCCGGGAAGGGTCTCGGGAGGTACGGAAGAGTCAGCGAGGCGCGTAGCCGAGAGGCGCGGGCCTTCTTCGTCGTCTTCCCCGTATTGACCCCACCAGTCGGATCCGTCTTCCCCATCCTCGTCTTCCTCCGCGTTGACGAACGGGTTGTAGTCGTCCGGGGAGGGATTCCCGATGGCCTCGGCAGCCTCCGGAATTTCTTTCTTGAACTGCTTCTCGACAAACCCCTCCGGGTTCGCCTTGACCTCTTCGACTCCCTCCATCATCTCGTTCGCGATAGGGTCCTCGCCGGCGGCCCAGTGAGGGGCGTTGATCTCGTCGTGGATGGTGTCCGTGAAAGCCGACAGGGTCTCTACGGCCTGAGAGAGGCTCGAGCGCATCTCCCGTACCTGCTGGATGTACCCGCGTCCGCCGAGCAGCCCGTCCGGGCTGAACTGGGAGGACGGCATCCTGGAGAAGAGCCTGAGGGCGGAGATGGCGTATCCGTGCGACCTCTCCACGGCCCAGAGGATCTTCGTCAGATTCCTGAGGGTTTCGGGATTCCACTCGAAGTCTTTGACGCGGATGTCGCGCCGCACGGGACCCTGATCCCGGACGAACTCGATCCTGCCCGCGGTCCGAATGCGCCCCGAAGCCCGGCCACCGGTGGCAACTCTGATGGCCGCTTTCCTGAGGTCGAGATCCATGCGTCAGTCCCTCACAGGTCCTTCGTCGTCGCTGACGAGCCTCTCGATGAACGGCCCGTTCTCGTCCTCGCCGAGTCGCCAGAAGTCCTTCTGGGAGATGCGGACCAGTTTGTCGCTCGCGACAAACTGGAACCCGGCCCCGACGATCTGTCGCAGGCTGGAGACCCTGATCTTCCCGCCGGACGCCTGACGGGGCCGCGGGGGCGGGTCCGAATTCAGGAAGTCGTCGATGGAGCTGGAGGAGGTCCGGAAGTCCTCGAGCTTGAAGTTACTCATAGTCCTGGTCCTCCAGAACCTCACTTGACAACAAGCCTATCGACCAGTTCAGCTGACGACGAGGACCACCGTGACGTCGACCGGGCTGTTCGACGCGTTCGAAGATGAGATGCGGAGCGTCTCCGTGTACGTGCCGGGGACGGCGGGGACCTCCGTCGAGACGACGGAAACCGTGATATCCTCGGAGGCGCCCGAGGCGAGCGGCCCTCCGCTCGCCGGGGTGAAGTCGAACCACGTGGCCCCGTTCACCTTCGCGGCCGTCCACTCCAGAGAGGATCCGGAAGGGCCGGAGTTCTGGACCGTCAAGAGCTGGGAGGCGCCCGGGGTCGCCGTGGCGATGACGTAGGTGAGGCTCACCGTAGACGGACTGGTGAGAATGACGGGCCGCGGAAGGACAACGACGTTGACCGTGATCGGTATGACCGTCGGCGGGTCGCGGTTGTCCTGGAGGTTCACGACGGAGGAATACGGGGACCCAGACTGGAGAAGGGTCGACGTAAGGACGGAGATGGCGACCGACCCGGCCTCGTTCTTCCCAATGCCGGACGTATACTCCGGGGTAGCGCCCAGCCAAGCGGCGCCGGGAGTCGCCGTGACGGCCATGAACGAACCGAACGCGCCGACGTTCTGAAAGTCGACGGTCGCGACCGCCTGGTCCGAGTCGCCCTCGGTGATGGTGACGGTGTAGGACGTCGTCGCGGGCTGCACCAAGGCAAGCAACGGGGCGAGCTGGCCCTGAACGTCCATGAGGGAGTCAGACATGGCCAGAACGATGTCGCCAGGGATCGGGATCTGGGTGTTGACGAGCGGGCCGTAGGGAGTCAGAAGGTCGATGACCTCATAGAGCTGGCCGACGCCCTGCGTGTTGTTCGCACGGACGCTCCAAGACCACTGGCCGCCGACAGAGGCCTTGCTGAACTCGTAGCAACCGCCTTTGACAGTGACGCTCATCGGAGATGACCTACCTCTCCCATTCGGGAGCACCAGTCCCCGTCCAGCTTGACCGACTCACCATCCTCGGTCGGCCCGTCGCCGGTAGAGATGACCATCCCAAGGATCTCCTCGACCGTGAGGGGGTGTCCGCAAACGTTCAGCTCCGTCGTCCCGTGAGGGACATCGAACGGCTCCTCACCCCAGCCGACCGTGGTCGTCGTCTTGATCTTCGTCCCGTCCGAGAGGGTGAACTGCCACTCTTGGACGTAAGACGTCTCGTCATGATCCGAGCCTTCGTACGGCTCTGAACTGATCAGCTTGAGAGAAATCGGACCGTCCACCTCTGCGGCAATACGACGCAGCTCACGCAGGGCAGGGGAGACGTCCGAGACACCTGGATGGCTCAAGGAACCGGCCAGCAAACGGAGGCGTTCTGCCACTGAGGCGGGCGTCATGGCACCAACCTCCGATTAACGGCCCAGACGCCTCATGCGTCCGAAGAGATAATCTGCGCGTCCCCGCGGTCCCGGAACTGAGGGAGGGAGACCTCGTGCAGAATGTTGAAGTGACGGTCCGAGATGGCGTAGAAGACGGTCCAGTACTTTCCGTACTTCGACTCTTCGATCGTCCTGTCGAGCTCTTCCTGGTACTCCTCCTTGGAGAACTGACGGCCCCGGCTGATCATCTCGCGGATCTGAGCCTCTCGGACGCGAACCTCCTCGGCGATGAGCTCCTTGATCCGAGAGAGAGACCTGAAGAAGCGATGGCGAACCCTCCCCTGCGTCAGGTTCATCTCCTTCGCGATGGCGGACTGGCACGTCGTCTCGTACATGCGCCACAGAATCTCGAGATCCTGGCCGGAGAACTTCGGACCAAGCTCGAACCTGAAGACGTCCTGCTCGAGCTCCGGGATCGTCCTGAGAAACTGAATGCGCCGGATACCCCGGTGAAGCCTGTAGGAGACGGCGGCCTGAGTGATACCAAAAAGCCTGGCTATCTGCTCTTGCTTCATCCGGTCGCGGTAGTAGAGGGAGATGAGGTCCTTCTCCCGGGACGGGATTCTCGGAAGATACCGCTCGATTGCCTCGAACTCCAAGGCCGGACGGTCATCCGCGATCAGGTCCTCCTCCGGTTCCGGAGCGAGCTCCTTCTCGATCAGAGCGTCGATTTCGAAGTCGGACCCGTCACCGTCGTACCCGAGCCGGTCCTTGTTGCTGAATCTAGCAGATAGGTCACTAGGGTCCTGAATCAGGATATGAGACATCAGTTGGGCTCCCAGTCGAGAACGGCCGTATGACCGCGGAAGTGTCCGGTATCCGTATCGGCCCGAAGGGCCAAAGATGCGTCTGCGTATCGGGTATCGGTATCCGACTGGGTCGCCTGACGGGACCAAGCTGTCGCAATACTTTACCGGACTCAGACCTCAAATGTCTTTCAGAAAGTCCGGAAGCAAGTCGTAGGGCGTCGGAGAAGACGTCCTGACGCGGGACTTCCCGAACTCAAAGACATGCGGAAACACAGTCGTGATGCCGAGATCATCCCTGAGGACCCTGGACGCAGCAGCCAAGTCCGGGCTCGGCGGAAGAAGAGCCTCGGAGAGATCGAGGGTCGAGTTGAGCCCGACCAGCTCATAATTCAAGCGTATCTGGTCCCTCAGGGACTCGGCCTTTTCCCGCTCCGCCTTCGAGAAGTTCGGGAGCCCAGTCTCGAAGAGATCATCGACGCTCTTAAGATGGCACAGGGGAGCCGCGACCTTCTTCCTAAGGCGCGGGACTCCGGTGATCCCATCCGACGGATCTCCGGTCAGGGCCTTGAACATGCGGACGTTCCCGGGCGGGACACGAACCTTGAACCTATTCAGTAGGTGCTCCTCAGCACGCTCTGCGTCGAAAAACCGGTTCGAGCCGGTGCCGGGACGAAATAGGACGACCCTGTCGTTCCCATCCAGGAGCTGGTAGAAGTCGATGTCCGAGGACACGATGACGTGCATGTCACCGGGCCTCGAAGCAACGTAGCTGGCGATCAGATCGTCGGCCTCTTCATTCGGATGGTGATAGACATCGACGCCAAGAAGCCCAAGAAGATGGACGACCACCTCCATCTCGTTGGACGCCACGAACCCATCTGAGAGAGTTACAGGGCACTCCGCGGAACCAGGTCGGTCTTGCTTGTCTTTGGTTTTGTACGTCGGATCGATAGCGAGGCGTTTCGCCGGACGTCCGTCCAGAAAGAAAGCCATATGGGTCGGATTGGAAATCTCCGAAACCCAATCCGACAGCATCGAGAAGACGCCGTAGATCAGACCAGTAGGATAACCAGACGGCGAAGCGAGAACGTCGTGTGGCTCACGGTCCTTGACGAAGACCGCGTGAGCCCGGTGGATCAGGTTGTTCCCGTCCACAAGGACGTTCCGTCCTACAGTCATTCCTCCAATACCAGATACGTTGTCGGAAAGTCGATGAGGACGCGCTTCGAGGATAGGTGGCTCACGGAAACCTGGACAGTCTGTTCATTGTAGACGACGGATATCTCGCCGCGGAGATTCTTGTAGGAACCTACAACGACACGGACGCGGTTCCCGATCTCGAACGAGCCACACTTCATCTCGTTCATCCCGCTCCGCATCGGGTCGAGGTCCGCGTCAGTGAGAAGGGAGTAAGACGACTCCTTGTTCGGTGCTCTGGTCGAATTACACAGGACGTCCCGAAAGAACGCAGTGTCCCTCAAGGAGAGATATGAGATCCCAGGCCGGTACTCAACGAAGACGTACCCGTCCATGAAGAAAAAGGTCTGGGACTCGTCCCGGACCTGTTGAGAAACAGCAGGAACAAAGACGCGGAGGTCTTGAACCCGGAGAATCTTCCGGACAGACGCTCGGATCGTGTTCACGTCTCCTTCTCGCTCTCCGGTCGGAGAGAGCTCGACGATGACCCAGCGTAGACCCGCCGGTTCAACGGATTGCTCTGAACTTTCCGAGGAAGTTGGAGACGAATTCCTTTTCTGTGAGTGGGGCACGGCTCTCGTCCAACCCTACCGGAATCTCGTCGCGCTCCCCGACAGGCTCATCCTCCTTACGAGAGGATATCTTCCCGTCCAAGGTGGTGAGGCTTTCAGCCTTGGAAAAAGTCACACCATCCACCGTTATCTCTTTCTTTGACGGAGACGGCTCCGGAGGAGGCGGGGCGGGCGGGGCGGGATGAGTCGGTTCGGGTCTAGGCTCTGGCTTAAGCTCATCCACGGGCTCGGGAAGGGGCGGGGGCGGGGGCGGGGGCGGGGGAACTTCCCGAGGGACCGGGTCTTGGATCGGGAAGTGGGATGCCGGAACCCCGGAAAGCAAAGACGCTTCTACGTCCGCCATGGACGGACGATCGATTCGACTCAGGTCGCGGGCCAAGTCTAGCCAACCTCGACCACGGATCGAAAAGAATCCCGTCTTAACTGGATATGTGGACTTAGCCCCGATCTGAGACCTGAGACCGCTTGAAATAGCAAGAACAATCGAATCTCGAATCCAGGTCGGGCTCTCTCGGCGGGAGAGCTCATCCAGGGAGGCAAAAGCAGAGGCAGGGTCAGAGTCCAAACTCCCGAGGATCCGGTCCACGGCCATATAACTGTTGAAGCGGAAGTGAGCACTGACAGAGTCAACGGTCACATCTCCGAGAACGGAGATTGAGTCAACAGCAAGGAGGCAGGACCTGGGAGTCCGACCGGTCATTTCCACGATCGTAGAAAGAGCGTCCCGATCAGCAGTCACAGACTCGAGCTGACAGACCCTCTCGAGATAACCGACGAGCTCCTCCTGGGATGGAGGATATACCGGGTACTCCTCGACTCTGTCCCTAATGGGTCCCTTGATGTTCTGGGGCTCAGTCGTACAAAGAATGACAGTGAAGAGGCGGCTCTCCACAGCCTTCAGGAGGGCGTCCTGCGCAGCCTTCGAGAGCCTTTGGGCCTCGTCGATGATATAGACGTGCCGGTCCTTCCCGTCAATCGTCCCATAGTCAGCCTCTTGGACCATGGCCCGAACCCTGTCAACGGTCCCCTGAGATGCCGCATCAAGCTCTTCAACGCCGTCGCACACATCATTCAGAACAGCACGGCATGTCTGGCATTCACCGCACGGCTCACCACCGTCCAGGTCCGCGCACAGCAATGCGCGAGCGACGATCCGGGCCATGGACGTCTTGCCACAGCCCTTCGGACCCCCGAACATCATGGATTGGTCGCCGAGGGTCCCGTCAACACTCCGCTTCAGAAGCAGCTTCCGGATCCCCTCATTCCCGAGCACCTGGGAGAAGCGGGACGGTCGGTACTTCAGGTCGAGCTTAGCCACAGAACAGACTACATCCTGGCGCGGAGAGCCTTCTCCATATCCACGAGCCCTTCGTTCCACTGACCATTACGTTCCGCGACCTCGGGGAACTCCTGGATGGCAGGTGGAACGACTTTCCACTTGTAGCTCCCGTTCTCCTCGTCCTCGACGCCCTCGCAACGAGCCAGGAGATGGTCGACCAGAGCCGTCCTCTGATTCGGCTGCAATTCGTTCCAGACTTCGAGAGCAATCTCCAAGACGAAGTCGTAACCGGTGAGGAACCGGTACTTCCCGGAAATCTTGTAGACATTCCCGGGAACACTGACGCCGCTCCTCTTGGCGGCTCGATTTCGGCAGATATACCGAATGTCCGCGCTCGCGAGATGCGGGTGGAACTCCGGAATCAGACGGCCGGCGATGCCCTCCGCCTGTTCGAAGTCGTCGAAAAGAAGCGGGATCTTCTCGGACTTCTTCCTTTCGTCCCGGACCGCGTCGTTCTCGATCAAGTCTGTTCCGTTGCTGTTTTTCACGTCGACCTCAAAATCTGGAGATTACTCTCTCCCTGAAATACCTGGCAAAGGCCTCGTCCCCGACGGACTTCCAGAAGTCACCGAGATCCTTGTCCTTCGGCTTGACCCGAGGATACTCGATATCCCGAATGCCGAAGTGGTCGGAGTTCCACTTAACTATGGACTGAAAGCCCTTCCTTCCGCCGGCGTCACGGTCCAGGCATGAATTCACCGTGTCCACGAAGCGGCGAAGGAACCTTGTCTGCTCCTTCCCCGGGGCACTGGTGGTCAAACTGACCACGTTCTTGGCAACCAGACGCTCGATCACGAGATGGTCGAAACCGCCCTCGACGATCCACGCCTCTCGAGTCGTCCATATGGACTGAATGCTCTGGGCTATGCCGAAGAAATACCCCTCCGGACGATGTCGGACGGTGAAGGTGTCATAAGACTTCTCGGTGATAGACCTGACTTGAAACCCGACGGTCCCGCCGGCGTAGTTCGTGAGAGGGAAAACGACTCCGCCGAGTATCCTACGGCCCATGATCGGGCGCTTCGGGGCGTCTTCCGGCTCGTCGTCAGCCCTGACCCAAACCGCAGACCAGTGAGCGTAGCGGCAGCTGTCACACCATAGGCCCCTCTTGTCCCTATCACCACAAGCCTCGTTGTGGCCCGGGTCGATGGAAGGATCAACGGAGTAGTCCCCGGCGACATAGCCGAGCCGGTGCCTAACCCACTGCTCCTCTGAGACCCCGCGACCGCGCAGATACGCCTGCGCCTCGTCGCTGTCCAGGAGGCCAGTGTGGGCCCACTCAACAAACCCGTCGACCAGAGTCACAGACAGAAGCCCATTCCGAGACGAACGTTGTGCAGGACGATGCTCGAGTTTCCGCCCATGAACTGGGTGTACATCCCGACGAAGTCAGGACGAGACAAGAAGACCGGGAACTCAGCTTTGGACGAGACGATCCAGCAGTGACGGCGGTACTTCCGCTGCTGCTCATCGACGTTCGACTTCCCAAAGAAACGCTTGATCCTGGACTGGCTCCACCCCTCCGGGACCAGGCAGACGTGGGGCTGCCCATCCAGACCGGAGGACTCGTGGACGTAGTCGAACGCCTTCTTTGCTGCGCCATTGCCGGAGAAGACGTTCCCCCAGTTGTTGGCCACAGACAGGTCTCGAGCCGCAGAACACATATCCCCTATAACGTCATCGAGCCGGTCCGAGTCCCAGGGGAAAACGAGCCCGTAGATGCGTTCCGAGTCCCACGGGACATTCGGAATGAGCGCCTTCATCCCGTTCGAGGGGCCGAGATGGTCTATGGCGACGAACTTCCCCTTCGAGTTGGAAACGATGGCGGGAAGGAACTCCTTCTTGGCCGGGATCCCGACGCACAGGGGCACCGCGTCTCCCTGCCTGGACCTATGCAAGTCGTGCTCAAGTATTCGCAGGAGAATCATCGGAACAGGCCGGTCAAGCTCGGGTCGAAGTCCGGATTCTCCAGGACATCCTGGTCGACATCAAGGGCGTCCGATCCGAGATCAGCGACAGGAGGAAGGAGCTTCGGCTTGGACACGGACTTCGGGCGAAACAGACGACGCCAAAGCCTCTCGAGCAACCCCGGGCGGTGCCTGTGGACCCGGTCTTCGAGAACCCACTGAAGAGCCGCCACGTCCGGATAGTGGTCGTAGACGTACTTGTCGTCGGCAAGCATGGCGTCGAACTCCCGCTCCGCCTCGGCCGGGTCCTTCTCGGGCTTGAACCAACCACAGGACTCGGCCTTCTCGTCCGTGTAGCAAAGGTCGCCGGCCCAGGTCGCCGGATCTTCACATCCATACAGGCAGACACGAACGGACGGATCGTCCTGTAGGACGACCAGAGATGAAGAACGAGCTGGTTGCACCGGCCTTTCATCCCCGGGGCCGGAGACGTCGTCGCCCGGGTCCGAGAAGCGGCTCCTGGCGGGGGATGCCTGAACCTCGTGATTGTAGGAACAATTCCGAGGCCGCCTGTCCTGAGACAGGCGGAGATGCCGGCGAAGATACCGGGCCCGGAGCTTCTTCAGCCTCCTGAGCACTTCCTCCCTTGACTTCACGGGTCATCACCCTACGCGCGACGCCGAAGACGAAATACTCGCTTGTTGACCGAATCGTCCGAGGAGGGGGCAGAGAAGCCCTCGTAGGCAGTGTGGGCGTTTGACATGAACTCCTCGTTATGCGTGACCATGAAGATGTTCACCCCGGTCTCCTCGGAGAGCTGCCGCATGAAGTCGGCAGCGGACGGGACATACTTGTTCGCAAGAGCGAACATGGTCTCGTCCAGGAGAAGAAGGTTCCCCATGCCGAGGCGGGACATGACGGCAAGTCTCAGAATCAGGCTCGCCACGAGGACGGCTCCTCCTCCGAAAGAGGACATCGGGTCACCCTCCACACCTCCGTCCTCGATGACGAAACTCATGGAGACGCGGTTGTACTTGAGCTCTTGCTTGATCCGGAAGGACAGGTCCTGGTCGTGAATGACGTGCCGGAGACCGCTGGTGGCCAGGGACGCGATCGAGTCAACATTGCTCCTGAGCATGTCGTCCAGCCATGACTTGATCACCTCCGAGCTCTTCTGCTGAAGCTCGGCGTCGTACCTGAGAGAAGAGGCGACGCGCTCGGCCGTCTCACGACGGGCACGAACAGAGTCTCGGTGGGCCTCGGCCCGGGCTATGTTCTCCTTGAGAATCTGAAGCCTTCCCTTAAGATCCTGGAGGTTACTCAACGTGCCCTCATACTCTGCAGATAATGAACATAACGAACGGACTGGTCTGGCTGAGTCGGGAATACGCCAAGGACCGTCGGAGCGTCCGGATGGGAAAAACCGAGGGACACGTCCCCGTCCACGTGCTTGACGAGAGAGTGGAAGAATCGGACCGGGAAATCCGCGGACAGACCATCTCCCTTCAAGAAGCGAACCGGGAACCTCGAGAGTTCAGCCGACTCGGACCAAAGCACGACCTCCCCGACCTCCGAACCGCCGGGCCTCGAGGCCCGAAAGCCAAGGCGTTGAGTCCCTTCAATAGCCAACTGGGCCCATCCGAGGTTCTTCAGGAGCTGTGAGTGGTCAGCGACGATGACCGTCTGAAAGCCGTCGGGATCAAGGACGGACAGGGGCGGCTTCTTAGTCGCAACCCTGCTGAGAGCGAGAAACGACCCGGAGACCGGGTCAGACAGGTAGAGGCGGGACTTGTCCTGGCTCACGCTCACGACGTCGGAGACCGACTTTGAGCAGAACGACTTAAGGGCCGGAATGTCGGAGCTCACCACGGAAAGGTCCAGGCCGAGCCCATCGAGATACACGGCGGATCCGTAGTAACGGGCGCTGGAACAAGCGCATCCGTCGTCCGCGTAAAAGTGGACCTGGTTGACGCGCATTTCCTCCTCGGTCTTAGTCTCCTTGACGAGTGCAGAGCACGACACCTGATGGAGGAGCGCCTCAAACGCGGCGGTCTGCACACTGACTGATGGCAAGTCCGGGGCGGACGGGACAGGCGGGCGCTTAGAACGGACAGCCTTGCGCTTCAGGCTCGCGTTCCTCGTCTGATCCCCATCCGTCGCGCTCACGGACATCGACTTCTCGTTCACGGAAACGGTGACGGACGTCAGGTCCGAGTCGAAAAGGGCAGTCCGATCCAGGGTCACGTAGTAGTCCGGGGACTGGAAGTCCGGCTCGACCGGCTTGTCCGGCGTGGCGGGTACGCGGGAACAGACGTAACGACGCCGGTCGAAGGAGAAGATGATGAGGGAATCCGACGCGAACTTGAAACAGAAGTCCCCCGTCTCTGGCTTGACGGTCCTAGCGAGCGCGAGAGCGCGCTTCAGGTCCTCCGGCTGAAAGGAGAACTTCGGCATATCAGCCCCGCCGGATCGCCTCGACGAGCGGGCGGACGATCTTCTCCCCGGCCTCGATATCGGCCTGGAATGTGTCGAGCTTCACCCCGACCACTTCCTTGGCCCGACGGATCTCTTCCTGCAGGTTATCCGGGTCGAACCCGGCGGCGCGACACTCGTCCATACTCTTCTTCAGGGCCCTCTGCCTGGCGGCGAGCTCGGCCTCGACCGTCCCCTTGTCGGCCTTCAGGGTCGTAAGGCGGCCCTGGAGGCCTTTGTACCTTGCCTCGAGATCCTTGGTGCTTTCGGTTTTGTCAGCCATGGCTTACCAGAGTACAGCTCAGACCTGCTCCAGGTCGAAGACAGACGACTCGATGCGGCCACCCGTCTCCACCCGTCTCTCGGCCAGGTATCGGGTCCCCTCCGAACAGTGGGGGCGATAGTCGCACCTGTGGCATGCGGAAGAGGGCTTCGGGTCGAACATCTTAAGACGGATCCTCTTGACCACGTCGAAGGTCCGGTCCAGGCTGTCCCGCATCGACTGTTCGTCGTACTCGATCCATTGAACGGGGTCCTTCGGGAAGCGCCAATAGAGGAACCCGAGGCGGGACGGGGCGACGCGGTACTTCAAGTAGTGCTGGACAGCGTACCAGATCACCTGCTCCGAGTCTACATACTTCTCGCGGTGCCTGGACCCCTTCCCGTCCAGGATCCAGACGTCCTCCGGTGACTGATAGTGGACGAAGTCCGTCCGGCCTCCAAGCCGGACCGTCATCCCGTGTTTCTGACTCGTGTAATTCACGGTCAAGTCGATCTCGGCCCTACTGTTCGGAGAAAGAAGCCTGTGGTCCCGGATGACTCCGACGCCCTTCGGGACCAGGTCGCGGACTTCCTCCTCTACGTTGGCCACATACGTCGGATCTTGAGAACGAGAGAACCCCTCGTCCTGCAAGACGAAGCGGACGGCCTCCGGAATGAGGGAAACGGCAACCGCCTCTGGATCCGGGTCAGCCCAGACGGACCTTTCGTAGAACCACTCGAAGACCTTCCCGATCATGGAGCCGAAAAACGAGGTCCTAGGGTCGCGAGGGACCTGAGTCTTCAGGATATACCTATGCTGGTACTGGCTCGGGCACTCATAGGCCTTCCGACCAGAGTAGCTGAGGTATTGGTCGTACCCCATCACTCCTCCAAGACGCCGGCCTCAGCGGCCTCGATAGTGGACAAGACAACCCTCTTCAGGTCATCCGGGTAGTCCCCAGCCTCAAAGGCGGCCACGCGGTCCTTGATCTCGCCGTCACCGACACCCGAGTTCTCCCTGAGGTGCTTGATGAAGTCGTCCATCATCCTCCTCTCCTTCTCGAGCTGCTGCTTCTTCTCGAGGTCGAAGACGGCGGACGCGTCCTCGCAGGGGATTTCGTGCTCCTCGATGGAGATTCCGCTAGAGGAACACAGGATCGAGGACACCTTCGGCCTCCTCTCCATGTTCTCGAAGGTCAGGGCGCCGCGGGAAACAGCACCGAGGTTCACGAATTGGACCCCGAGGTGTTCCCGGATTCCCTGGTCCTTGTGGTAGTGAGCAAAGACGTAGGCGTCCGGGCATCCCTCGAAGACGAGGTCCCGGTAGTCGAAGATGCGCTCGCCGAAAAATGACTGGATGCGCTCCTCCGGGGCGTACGCGGCCAGGGCATGGACGACGGCAATCGTGTATGTGTCCCCGTCCTTCTTCCGGACCATATCCCTGAGGCCCTCGTCGTCCAGGTCGGTAACATACTCGACCCCGACAACGCGGACGCTCATGGACCCGGACGTGAAGCGCTCATCGGACAGAGGCCTGATGACGCCCGCCTCGAAGAGGACCCCCAGCGGTTGCCTCGGGACAGTGTCTGGGTCGTTATGGGTCATGTCATGATTACCCGCGACCGAATAGGTCGGACACGGATAGCGACGATGGACCCCAGCCACGGCGGCCATCGTGGCCATCGTGGTCTTGTTCGCAGCCTTGACGTGAAAGAGGTCCCCGCCGCGAAGCACGGCGTTAGCCTCGAACTTCCGGGCAAGGGACCCCTGCCAGTCCAGCTTCCCCAGGACGGCCGACTTATAGTCGTCCTTTCGGAACCCGGGGGACAGGTCTGCTAGATGCTCGTCAGAAGATGTCAAAAAGCGAATCTCGGACACGACCGAGATTACAGCTCAAGACCTGCCACGAAGCTGGTAGTACCCCCGCTTCACCCGCTTCACTCGCTTCTCCTCGATGAGAGCCTTCATGTGGTAGACCAGAACGTGCGGCGGGCACTTCAGAGACTTACAGAGTTCGCCTGCCCCGACTGCTTGGCCACGGCGTCGGGCCAGGTACTGGACGATGCGTTCCGGCCACTCCGTCCCGGCCTTAGCCGTCTTCGCTGCTTTCGCCCTCGGTCCGGATTTGTCCCCGATAAGGGCCTGGAGCTCGGCGAGCTTCGACTCCCTCAGGGACTCGAGCTCGGAAATCTCCTTCACCAGGTCAACTACTCGCTGCGTCTTCGACAATGGATTCCTCCTCGACGCCCGATACGCGGGACACCGGAGGATCTCCGTTGCGGACCTCTGACGTGACCAGGTCGGCCAGCGACGAGTTCCGAACGGTCTCACGGTCGTTCTGGACGGAAAACTTGAACGCCCTGGACTCACCGAAGATGAAGACCTTCTTCTTAGCGCGAGTCACGGCCGTATAGACGAGGTTTCGGTACAGCATAATGCCGTACTGCATGGTCATGGGAAGGATGACATAGTCGAACTCCTGTCCCTGGACCTTATGGGTCGTGCACGCGTAGGCGACCCGGAGGACGTTCCTGGCCTCCTCAACCTTGAACGTAAACACCTTGTCGACGTAACGCGGAACCGGAGCCTCATGGTCGAACCAGTCGAAGACGCGGACCTCGACCTCATCGTCCCTGGTGGAGATGCGCTGGACCTTTCCAACATCGCCGTTAAAGACCATTCGGTCATAGTCGTTCTTGACGACCATGACGCGGTCCCCCTCGTACAAGTCACACGCGCCATGCTTGAGCCTCGTGGCCTTCCCAGAAATGAAGAACGGGTTCAGGACCTCGCGAAGCTTCCGGTTGAGGTTGTTGACACCGAGGTCCCCCTCGTACATAGGGGCAATGACCTGGAAGTTCGAGCCCTTGTCCTTCATCAAGGCGGTGAGCCTCCTGACCTCCTCGACCACGTCGTCCTTGTGGAACTCGAGGAAGACGAACTCGGAGCTCTGTCTATAGGAGGTATCGATCTCCTCGCCGGCGAGAATGGAGTGAGCCGTCCTGATGATGTCGGACTGCCTCTCCTGCCTGTAGATGCGGGTAAGGGAGACATGCGGAACATCCGGGCACTGCATCAGGTTGTTCAGGACATACCCGGCACCAACGGACGGAAGCTGCGCGGCATCCCCGACAAGGACGAGAACGCACCCGTCGGAAAGCGCCGTGACAAGATGGTAGAAGGTCGAGGCGTCGACCATGCTCATCTCATCCACGATCACGGCGTCGACCGAGTACTTGTTGTGCTTGTCGAACTCCCAGGCCCCGTCCCGGGTGTAGCCGAGGGCCCGGTGAATGGTAGAGGCCGACTTCCTCGTGACCTGGGACAGGCGCTTCGCCGCAATACCAGTCGGGGAGAGAAGGACGTAGTGGAGGTTCATCTCCTCGAACAGATGGACGAAGGCCGAAATCAGAGTGGTCTTTCCCGTACCCGGATAACCAGAGATGACGCACACCCTGGACTCAGCCAGAGTCATGAAGGCCTGGCGTTGCTCCTCAGAGAGGATGAGCTTCTGCGTGGACTCGAACTTATCTAGGACGGACTGGAGATTGCCGAAGTCCATCGGGCCGGCGAGGATCCTCCTCGCGAAGTTGGAAGCAGACTCAGACTCATGCTCCCAGTGGATCGAGAGGTAGAGCTTATCCCCGAGGCCGACAACCTCACCGGACTCCTTCAGCTCCTTCAGCGCGGAAAAATAATGGGAGTCCGACATGTACTCCCCATGAGAGAACGGGTCGAGCGCAAGTTTCCTGAACATCCTCTGCACGTACTGACGAATCTGGTCCGACGTAACCCACAGGTGTCCCTCGAATGAGAGGTCCTCCATAATGAACTGGATCATGGCCTTCACGCGTCGGCGGTCGTCCACACCGACCCCGAGCTTCCGGGCGGCCACGTCGGCCGTCAAGAAGCCGACCCCGCTGCAGTCGTAAAGGCAATATGGGTTGTCCTTGACCATCTGGAGGGTCAGGGCCCCATACTCGGAGTAGACAGACCGGACCTGAGCGGAGTTAAGCCCAAGGTCGGTCAGAAAGATGGAGGTAGTCCTAGCCTGGGAGGATTTCTGCCACTCGTCGACGATGGACTTGGCCTGGACGCTCGTCAAGAAGTCCAGCTCCAGGATCTTATCCGGGTCACTCTCGAGGACCTTGATGAGATCGTCGCCGAAAGCGTTGTAGAGCTTGCCGGCGGTGATCGGGCCTATGGAAGGAACGTGGGAGACGAGGTAGGAGACGACCCCGACCCTCCCCTTGTCCTGAACGAGCTCAAAGGAAGTGGCCTGCAGCTGACGTCCATACCTAGGGTTGTCCACCCAGTCACCGCGAAACCGGACCTTCAGACCGGGTGTCATACCGACCCCGGGGAAATTCCCCTTGACGGTGATGTTCTTCCCTCCCCCCGGACGGACCTTGAGTATATAGAAGCCCGTATTTCGGTCGGAGTATACGACTCCGTCGATTCGGCCTTCTAGTTCTTCCATGGACCTCGCGAAGATTACATCCAGAAGCGGTCTAAGGGCTCTCCGGGGCGAGCAAGAGCATCAAGCCGGCCTCGTCGATGACCGGGATCCCGTACTTCTTGGCCTTTTCCATCTTCGAAGAAGTAGTGCTCGAGTCGTTCGTCACGAGATAGGACGTGTCCTTGGAGACAGACCCCTTCGGGGAACCTCCCGCGTCCATGATCATCTTTTCCACGGCCTTCCTCGGCTTCGACAGTTCTCCGGTGATGCACACCGTCTTACCCTGAAGAGGCCCGCCGCCCGGCGGGCGAATGTCGAGGACCGTCTCCAGGTCCAGCAGGACCTCCCGGCAGGCAACCAGGCCCTCCTGAATCTGCCTCGCGGTCTTGTCCCCGACGTTCGGGACGGATTTGAGCTCATCGAAGCCGGCTCCGAGGACCTTATCCACCGTGTCGAAGCCGGCTCGCACCACATCGGACGCGGTAGAGAGCCCGAAGTTCGGGATGTTGAGGGAAGCGAGGACGAGGTCAAGGGGGACGGACTTGTTCGCGTGCAGGACGGAATAGCACTTCTTGGCCATCTTCGTCCCAGAACAACACTCGGCCAGATCCTCGACGGACAGCCTGTAGAGGTCGGCGACGGAGCCGACCATCCGACGGTCCTCGGCGGTCAAGGACTCGATCATGGCGTCCCCCCAGTGCAAGAGCCCGAAGTTCCGGATCCAGACCTTCACGGCACCGGAGAGCCGCGACGGGCAGCCGTCAGACTTGCAGTATAGGAAGTCGCCGGAGACGACGGTCGGCCCGGAGCAGACCGGGCAGAACTCCGGAATCAAAAACAGCGCGGGATCGCCCATACGGGAGAGTACAGACCGAAGGCCCTCTCCCTACGTCAGGCGGCTTCTTCGCTCTCAGCCGGGGCTTCCTCGGCCCCAACCTCCTCGAACTCCGAGAGCTCCCCGTCCTCTTCGGCACGGATCTCGGACTCGTAGTCCTCCTCGAAGCGCTCCGGAGGAGCGGGAGGGGTCTCGCCGGGCACCGGCTCGCCGGGCTCGCCGCCGAACACCTTCTGTTTGAACATGGAGGCATCGCCCTCGTGGAACGCCTTCATGAACCTGGAGAGCTCCTCGCCGAGGTCGAGCACCTTCTCTGAGATCTTCTCGAGCTCGGAGAGCTCGGGACCGACGAAGTCGCCCTGGAGGCGTGCGAGCTTCGCGTACAGGACATGTGTGTCCTTGAGGACGTCCGCGAGATAGGAATTGACCCTCTGCCACTCCTGGTCGCGGTCATCGAGCGCGAGGCGATACTTGAGGGACAGGACGCGCTCCACCTCCGAGGCGACGGCGGCGAAGTGGGTCCGACGGGTCGGGAACCTCCCCTCGCACGCAGCGGCGACGTCAGAGGCAGTCCTCGAAAACCTTGAGTCGGGAGGAGTCACATGGTCCGGGGGGCACCAAAGGGCTATGTACACAGTCCGGCCGGACTGTAACCTATCGCGTGGACGACGAAGTCAGGAGAGAGATAGAGGAGATACGGGCCAAGAGGAAGGCTGCCAGAGACGCCTACTACAACCTCTGCCCGATCATGTCAGACCAAGAGTACGACGCCCTCGGGGAAAGACTCAGAGAGCTGAGTCCGGACGACGAGGACTTCGCCGTCGTCGGGGCGCCGCCCCCACAGCTCTCGGTCTGGGAGAAGGTGAAGCACGAGATCCCGATGGGGTCCTTGGACAAAGTGAACTCGGAGGAAGAGTTCACGGAATGGGTTGAGAAGGTCGGGGCTTCCGAGTTCTTGATCACGCACAAGATCGACGGATCCTCCATGGAGCTCGTGTACTCAGGAGGGAAGCTCGTCCGATGTGTGACGCGCGGGGACGGAACGATCGGGGAGGACGTAACCACGAACGTATCCCAGGTCCCGGACGTCCCGTCAGAGATCCCGATCACCCACGAGGTCGTACTCGTGAGGGGCGAGGTCGTAATGCCGAAGGCCGTGTTCGAGAAGCTGTACTCAGAGAAGTACGCGAACCCGAGGAACACGGCCGCCGGGAAGGTCAGGGACAAGAAAGGAGGGGGAGCAGACTGCGCGAACCTGTCCTTCATCGCCTTCACCGTCGCGTCACCGTCGGCCCCGAAGAGGGAGTCACAGTGCTTCAAAGCCCTCGAGAAGATGGGGTTCACCGTCCCCGAGTACGTGACTGGGGGCCTCGATGCAGTCAAAGCATGGCACAAGGCGACCGAGGAGAAACGAGACTCCATCCCCTACGAGATAGACGGAACCGTGGTCCGTCTCGAGGATATCGCAGCACAAGAGGAGCTCGGGGACCATAATCTGCGTCCGCGCGGCCAGCGCGCGTGGAAATTCGACCCGGCAATGGGGATCACGAAAGTGATCGACGTCCGGTGGCAGGTCGGGCCAACCGGGCGCATCACGCCGGTAGCGAACGTAGAGCCAGTGTCCGTCGGAGGCGTGACGATCACGAGCGTGTCGCTCCACAACCTGGCGCTCTTCAAGGACCTGGCGCTCTTCCCGGGCTGCCGCGTCCTAGTCTCTAGGCGGAACGACGTGATTCCGTATATCGAGCGAAACCTGGACCTGGAAGCGGCGTAGCATCCAAATACCAACGCTCGACGATGCTGAAGTCGTCGTCGACGACGATCTGCGATCCGTCCCTGAGGTACACACGGGACCGCCAGTACCCGAGCTTGAAATCGTGATCCGTCTGGCTGACGGCAACGACGTCATGGCGATGGAAGGTGACGTCCGGACCGGAGATGCCTGGTTTCTCGGGGTTCCAGAGTTTGCACCTAATGAACGGAGTTGACATTATTTGTCTTCCTCGCCGGACGGAGGAACCTCGACGAGGACAGGCCCAGCCTGTTGGGAAGCCTCATACATATCCTCGAGCTCGATGAGAGACTCGAAGGACACAATGGTCATACGAACCTTCTTCCCGACAAGGCGCTGCAGAACGACCTGAGGGTCGAACCCGACACCGTCCTCGTCAACGAGAACGAAACGTCCGGTAGCCTCGTCCAGGACGACCTCCCCGTCGACGATGTTCCCAGCGTCAAAGCCATGAGCGTACCGGTCCCTCTCGTTGTCATACTTGTTCGGCACGGACCACGCTACCGGAAATGCCGGAGGCCGGACCGTAGCACGGCCCATGAACCTGGCATCGCCAGGTTCAACCTGACTCTGTTCCCGAACTTCGGCCCGGCCCGGACATTAGCTACAGCCGGTGCTGCTACCGCACGTGTCACACAAGTAGCAGGATCCGTTCCGCCTCGTGATACCGCCACAGTTCGGGCAGGGAGGAGCATCCAGGGAGAGGCTCGGGGGCTCGGAGTCCGAGGAGGGAGGAGGGGGAGGGACCACCGAGTCGAGCCGGTGGTCGAGACCCGAGTGCTCCCCACCATAGTACATGAGGTCCAGGTGCTTGAACAGGTAGTCGAAGATGCTCTGGGCCATCCGGATCTTCGGGTTCCTGGTGAAGCCCGAGGGGTCGAAGCGGGTGTTCACGAAGCTGCGAATGAGTTTGTCGAGGGGGACCCCGTACTGCAGGGCAATGCTCAGGAGCTGCGTGAACCCGTTGATCGTGCCCTCCATCGTCGACCCGCTCTTTCCGAGCCTGAGGAAGACCTCGCCGGGCGTCCCATCCGGGAACTCGTTGACGATGATGTAGCCCTTGTGGCCGTTGATCTCGAAGCGGTGCCTCCGGCCGACGCAGTCCTCCGGCATATGTCTGCGCTTCGTGACCTCACGGACGACCTCACGGACCTCGACCACAGCCGCGGTCCTGTACGGATCGCCGTTCTTCTCGAGCTGCTCGTCCGAGCGCTTCTTCGTGGCGAGGGGCTGAGACTTTTTACATCCATCCCTGTAGAGAGCGATGCACTTCAGCCCGAGCTCCCACCCCTTCATGTACGTGTCGGCGATCTCCTCCGGCGTCGTCTCCGGCGGCATGTTCACAGTCTTGCTCTGAGCACATGTGATGAGGGGCTGGATGGCCGCCATCATCTTCAGGTGAGCGAGGGGTGAGAGACACCGCTTGGAGGGACCAAGCGGCATCGCGCAGTCGAAGATCGGAAGGTGCTCAGCACGGAAGCCCGGGGCCCCCTCGATGAAATCGTGGTCCTGCATGTAGGTGCAAATCGCGTCGACCGTGGCGTCCGGATACCCGAGCGCAGAGAGGGAGGCACGGACAGACCCGTTCGTAAGCTTCTCGAACCCGCCGCCGACGAGCGACTTGTAGGAGACGAGCGAGAAACAAGGCTCGATCCCGGTCGTGTCCATGCCCATGAGGAATGAGATGGTCCCGAGGGGGGCCTGAAGCGTGGCCTGGGATATCGAGTACCCGAACTTCGAGCCAAGGCGGATGACCTCCGCCCACGCCTCCCTACTTCGGCTCATCACGTCGTTGCCGAGGGGGTCAGACTCCTGGGACCAGGTGCCAAGGATCTTGGAGTCCGCCTTCTGGTGCATTTCCATGATGTTGATCATCTCGTCCCGGTTGTTCTTGAACTCCGGGAACGGACCGACCCGGGCCGCGAGCTTCGCGGAGGTCAGGTAAGCGAAGGCGGTCATGAGGCTTGCGAGCCTTGCGGCGATAGCCCTCCCCCCGTCGGAGTCGTAGCCATAGCCAAGCTTCATGAGCAAGGCGCCGAGATCGCCGTAGTTCAGGCCGATGGGGCGGAGGGCCAGAGAATTTTCCCTGATGGAGTCCGTCGGATAGTCGGCCTTCGCAACGATGGCATTCTGAGCCGTGACGAAGAGGCGGATCGCATGCTCAAAGTCCTGGACGTTGAGCGTGCGTCCGTCGAAGAACTTGGTCAGATTCACGGCGCAGAGATTGCAGGCCGTGTTGTCGACGTGGAGAAACTCCGAGCACGGATTGGACGAATTGATGCGTCCAGCGTTCGGCGTCGTGTGCCACTTGTTGATCGTATCCGTGAACTGGACGCCAGGATCTCCGCAAAACCATGCGGCCTTGGCAATCTCCTCCCAGAGCTCTCGCGCCCTGTACTGGCTGACGGGCCTTCCCCCAACACGCTCGTGAGTGTACCAGACGTCGTCATTCCTGACGGCCTCCATGAAGGCGTCCGGGATGCTGACGGAGTGATTCGCGTTCTGAAACGAGACCCACTTGTACGCGGAATTCGGGTCGTCGTAAGCGGCGCTGTATCCGATGTCGATGAGATCGTGGGCACGCTTCTCCTCGACCGCCTTGCACCGAATGAACCCGGGGCGCCCGTCCTTCGTCTCGAGGATATCTGGATGGTCCATGTCGAGCACGACCATCTTGGCCGCGTTGCGGGTCGACCCGCCGGACTTCATGGCCTTGGCGCCCTTGTCGAGCTCTTCCATCCACCCAACCGGCCCACACACGTAGGCCCCGGACGAGAGCTTCTCGTACGAGGACCTGATCTTCGACATGTTGGCCCCCGATCCGGAGCCGCCGGCGAAAATGACCTTCTCCGACTTCGCAAAGTCCATGATGGAGTCGAGCGTGTCCTCGACCCCGGAGATGAAGCAGGCCGAGGCGGCTTGACGGCGTCCGGGGACGCCGAGGTTGAACCAGACCGGGGAGTTGAAGGCGCCACGCTGCGTGAGGAGGGCATAGACGAGCTCGTGCTCGTAGACCTCCGCGTCCGCCGGCGTGTTGAAGTAGTTCTGCTCCTCGGCCCACTGCCGGACGGTGGAGGCGACCCTGGAGAACATCTGCTTGGCGGACGTCTCCTTGATCCCGTCGATCATCCGGAAATATTTGTTCACGACGACGTTCACGGTCGTCTGGTTCCAGAAGGCGGGGACCTCGACACCCTTCTGCTCGAACTTGACATCGCCGTCAGGGCCGACGATCTTGGCATCGACGCGCTTCCACTCAATTTCGTCGAACGGATGGATCCCCTCCCTGGTGTAGACCCTCTTCCAGCGCCCAGCGTCCTTCCCCTCGGCTGGAAGCCGCCCGGCGACCTGCTCGAGGGTTGCGATCCCGGGGGACTTAGCTTCAGAAACGGCCGCTGCCACGCTGTTCGACATTCTCTCTAGCCTCCTCAGACAGACGAACGATCTCCAGTTCCAGGCCGACGCGCGCGGACGCCCTCCCTCCCTTGTGAAGGACGTCCAGATCCCCTAGCGTCTCGGCGCTCTCGGCCAAAGAACTCGGGGACCACAAGCCCAACATAGGCTCGTGGAACTTCCTGAAGACGAACGGATGCACCCCGAGACGGGACGCGATCTCGTCCGAATCCAGACCCTCCTTGGCCAGGGACGCGAGACGAAGCTGGCGAAGGACGTGCCTCTGGAGAAAGGCTATGACCCACCCGGTCTCGTCCGCCCCTTCCTGGAGCTTGTCGTAGAAGGTCAGCGCTTTGACCGGGTTTCCTTCGCATATCGCATCGATGACGCTCTTCGGCGTCAGTTCCGCAGAAAAGCACAAAACAGACCTGGCCACCTCCGGGGACGCTATGGCACCGGAAGGGACGAGAACCGCCAGCTTCCGGATCTCAGAGAAGATCTTCCGCAGGCTCCCTCCGCTGCTCACAAAAAGCGCACCCGCCACCCGGCTCAGGTCAATTTTGAGAGCGTCCCCCTCCTGCAGGATCCACCTGACAACGTCATTATTATCACTGAACGACTTCAGCTTCTGAAAGTTGTGCGTTCGACGAGCCCTCGAGTCTTGGAGCTTCTTCTTCGAGGCGGAGACGCATATGAGAAAATCCCCGTCCCCGGCCGGGAGCTCGGGGACGGCCGTCGCGTCGAAAATGACGAAAGCGCGTGTGGCGCCGAACAAGGGGACAAGCTGAGACTCGTCCAGATAGTCAGAAAGCCCGTCCGTCTCGGAGTATCTGGAGACAGAATGCGCGAGAGAGGCAGAGGCCTCCCGAAGGGCGGCCCGCTCCTTCAAAAACTCCTCTTCCCCGTTGATCAGAACCAACTCTGGCAATGGATCTCCAGATTACAGCGAACAGGAAACGGAGGTCCTTTGCCAGTGAACTTCAGCGTTAGCCGACGGATGACGCAGCAGGACGGCGGAAAAGCGCAGGACGGCGGCGCACTTTCGCCTCTTTGACGGATCGCCGACCAGGCCAGCGACGGACGCGCGGCACACCTCTGCCACGGCCGTGCGTCTCGGAGACGCCTTGTTCTCCAGAGACTTGATAACGGACGGGACAGGGAGATCGAAGGAAGCGGGTCCGGAAACGAGGGAAAGAACGGACTGGGAGAGCTCGCGAAAACCCGCGTCCCCGGACATGGCCGCGTAGAGGCCGGGCCGGCCGCGGCACATCGACTCAGCATCCGGATCCCGGACGCCCTCAAGCGAAGCGACGTAGGACGAGACGTCGACATCCGAGAGGGCAGACCAACGGACGACCTCCTGGATCCTGGAGCGGAGCGCCGGGAGCATAGAGTACTCGTCCGCCGTCACGAAAACGATGCGCGAGTCCCCCGGGGGCTCTTCGCAGAGCTTCAAATACGCATCCTGTGCGGGCTCGCTCAAAGATTCGGCCCCGTCAACCAAGACGGCCCGGTACGGACTGAAAGAGGGCTCCGAAGAGAGGAAGGACACCGCGTTCCGAGCGCCGGCAACGCCGTGATCAACGACAGAGAAGTCGGTCTCCTCGAGCTGCTCGAGGAAGAACTCCGACGCGAAGCTAGCTTTCCCGACGTGGGAGGGGCCCGCCAGAACTATCACCCTCGCCCTGGACTCCGTCCTCAGCAGGAACCTCGTCCGGTCCTGGGAGCCTTGGTTCCCGTATATCCGAGTCATGTGTCCCCGGTACCTCCCGGATCTCCACCCGGACTTGGTACACTCGAGGGCAGTCCGGACAGACGAAACGGTCGGCAGAGCCCGTCTGGGAAAGGCCGCCCCCGCAGTGGGGGCAGAAGAACATCAGTCAAGCCCCAACGAACTCGCCCCCGATGGGGACGCGCCACTCGTGGCCGCACTTGCAGCACTTGTACGCAGGAGCCTTAGCTCCGTGCGGGGAGAGACGGTACGCGAACTTGCTGTCGCAGCTCTGTCCGAGGGTGAGCTTGTCCGAACCGCGCTTGCACGGCATCAGGACCTTTTCCTTCTCTTGCTCCTGGGGGCTCATGGGGGCCACTCTACCTGGACAACCGCCCGGATCCTGGCAAGGACGGACTGAACCGACTCGGACGGAAAAAGTCTCACGTCGACCTGAGAGGCGACCTGCTTCACACGCAGGAAGTCCTCCTCGAGGAGAGTCCACCGGTCCTCCGGATGCCTGTCGCGGAACAGCAAGAAGACAGGAAGGACCTCACGGGACTGGCCCCGGCTTATGCTGAGCTGACGCCTCTTCATCAGCAGCACGATCCTCGGCACATTCAGGAGGGCGTACTCCCGCGTTATCGGTCGCAGCCTTCGGTTGGACGGATCGCCCGTGAAGCGGTCGCCCTGGTTCCCCTCCAGGGACACGTCACACCCACGCCGGACGGAACCGGAAGGAGGAGATCTGCATCGCCGCAGCCATAACAGACGCGACCTGCTGCAGGTCCTCGTCCTTCTTCTTGCGCTTCCCGGCGGCTCCGGCGTTCTCGTCCGGCTTAATGGCCTCAACGTCCACGCCCTGCTCTTTCAAGCGCTCGGAGAGGCGTTCGAGGTCCTTCTTGTCCTTCCCGGACAGCTCGCCCTCCTTCTCCTGCTTCGCCTTGAGGCGAGCGACCTTGTTCTCGTCCAGCATGCGCTGGTAGGAGGTCTTCTCCTCCTCCTTCTTGCGCTCCATCTTGCGGACGGCGGAGGGGTCGACGTCGGCGAAGAATTGGTCCCGCAGGCGCACGAAGTCGTTGTGGGACATCTCGTTCTCGATGTAGTCCCAGATCTCCTTCAGCAGCTTCTTGCGGAGGTCCCCGACGAACCCGGACCAGCGCTTGGCGTTGGCCTCATACAGCTCCGGATGTTTCTCTTTCAGGGCCGTGGCCTGACCCATGTTCGCCTTGACGTCGGAGCCGAAGTCCCCGATCTCGTCTTCGAAGATGAGGTCGAAGAGCTTCCTCGTGTCATCCGAGAACGAGGCGCGCATGTCGTCCTTGTGCTCGTCGATGAGGTCGATGAACTCCTTGACCGCCGCCTTGTCGTCCAGGGCCTTTCCGAGAAGGGTCTCGTCGCCGGTCGGCATGCGCTCTTCGCCGCCCTCCGGCGCGCCGCCGCCCTCGGGCCTCCGGCCGAATGCCTCCTCGATGGTCCGCTCTTTCTTCGTGCGGCGCATCTTCGACATCGACCCGCCCATGGCGGTGGTCTTGAGGTTACTGTAGATCTTGTCCAGAGCCTTCTGCCAGGTATCCGAGTCCTTGGCGAAGTCCCAGGGCTTCGCCTCCTTCCTCTCGATAGGCTCCCCCGTCTCCGGGTCCCTCTTGATCACGCCCCTTTCGTCGGTCTCGTGTTGGGACCCGGTCGTCAAGTAGGTGAGCAGGTTCTGGACGGCATCCATGGCGTCCTGATCGCTGCCCTGGAGCTGCTTCCTGGCGATGGCCATCAGCTTGTGGCCGACCTGGCTCGGATCGGCGTCGACGTCCTGGTCCGGATACTGCTTCTTCAGGATGTCGAGCACGGCCTTCCCGAACCCGGCCTCGATGTCCGCATACAGGCGGAACATGGCCAGGATCAAGCGTATGGAGTTCGCGACACGCGGAGGGGCCATCGTGAGCCGCGAACGAAAAAAGGGCTACGGACGGCCTAGACCCGCATCTCGCGGAGGCACATGCGGTTGATGGCAGCCGCGACGCGGTCCTCGCTACACCCGAAGTGAACCGCGATGGCCTGGACGCTCATCCCGCGGTCGAAGAGCGCGGAGAAGACCTCGGCCCTGGCGATGACGCACGGACCGACGACCTGGCTCGAGGAAAGATCCTCGACGGAGCACCCGTGCCGGTCGCAGACAGCCTCGGCGACCTCGTCGGCAACAGCGTCGGAGTCGCCGCGGAGCTTCCTCATGGCGGAGGCCCGCACCCGGTGGACGCGCGGGACCGGGACGCCGGCCTTCTCGGCGTATTGGCGGACGGTCATCTCCATGAGCTCCACGGACATGATGGCGTCCCGTTCCTCCTCCGTAAGGCCGGCCTCCTCGATCAGGGACCGGACATCGTGCTTGTTCTCAAGCTCGCTAAAGCCGTCGAGGGAGGAGAGATCTCTAAACACCTGACGGGGGCGCTCCTCTCCCTCTTCATTCTCGAAGGCGACGAGGTCAGAGTTTGAGAACTCGGGGGAGAGCCCCTTGTTGAAGACGCCGCGCGTCACGTCGTCGGACCGGGACATCCGCTTGAAGTCGTTGACGACCTCGTTGTTGATGATGATCTCGACGTACTTCAGCAGCCCGGCATCGATCCCAAGGACCGCTCCGTCCTCGTCGGGCCGGCGCATGATGTATTGGGGCGGCTCGTAGACGGCGTTCGTCCCGCGCCACCGGCGAAGGAAGGGAATCAGCTGGGCGTCATTCCAGCGAAGCTTCGACGCCGCCTGCGGGGCGTCGTCCCAACGATCGGCGAGGGAGAGCCCCCGGGACTTCAACAAAGCCCGGCCGTGCTCGCAGCCGACGCAGGACGAGGTATGGCTGCACTCGTGCTCGGTCAGCTCCGCCGGCTTGAGCCGGTTCTGTCGGTACATGGACTCGAGGATGGCGTAGGCACCGGGGACGTGAGCCGTTGCCTTGCACCCCTGGCAGCCGTCCCCGGAACACTCATGGGCCGGGACGAACGAGCCGGGCGGATACCCGATGAGGCGCAATACGCGCTCGCTGTCGATGGTGTGTCCCTGGGGCGAGTAATAATAGCGCTCGTAGTCGAACTTGGCGTACGCGAGAAGGTCCGAGACGCGCCAGAGGGACTTCGGGCAGGCCCTGGAGCAACCAAGGCCGCGCCGGCGCCTGGCGACGCACTTCGGCTCCTGACAGTCCTCGTTCGGGACGTCCAGAGACGGGATCTGACCGATGAAAGTGACCTGGGCGCCGCCCAAGATGCGCCGGGCCTCGGCGAGGTCCACGACCTCGTCCTTGAGGTGCTTGAAGAACCAGCGCCCAATGAAGTCCTTCTGCAGGAGGCGAAGGCGCACGTTCTGAACCGTGTCCGCGATCCTCTCCTTGTCGCGCTTGAAGTGTTTGGAGACCTTCGAGTGGATCCATGGGTTCCACTGCGGAAGAAAGGACACGCTGCTCGGGATAGGGACGGGTACGTACTTCATTGCGCCTCCACGCGGCGAACGCCTCGCCGACTTAACGGAGTTAAAGTGTCGCGGCGAAGACTTCCGCCGCGACGTCCAACATCACACTCTACCACGCCAGACCCCCTCCGTGAAGTCCTCTCAGTAGCGAAGCGACATAGCGAGGCGCGGGCTCATGACGGGGGGCAGGAGAGCCTCCCGTCCGGGTGCGACCCCGGGCTCCGGGGAGGCGGGACGAAGAAGCTTCAAGGCGTCCGCGTCGGTCAGCGGAGGCTTCCCAGAGGCGAGCCAGCGCTGGGCTTTCTTGACCCGGTAGCGGCCGTCCTTCCAGCCGGCCTGGCACCTGCCGGAACCATAGACCCCGAGGCGATCTTCGACCGGTAGGTTCCGGCAAGCCCTGAAGGAGTTCCTGAGGAGGTGGAGGCCGGTCCGGAAGCACTTCTGGCGGTCCTGGACAAGGTCCTCCCCACCGTAGGCCGAGGCCCAACGAGGATCCCCGGGATGAACGATCTTGAAAGAGTCCGCGGTCAGGAAAACGCGGCTCTTCGTCCCGCCGGTCTTCGGGCTCGTCTTTCCGAGCATGATCTGCATCATGCACCAGGACTGCCCGTGGTCCCCGCGTCCGAGGGCGCCCCGCCCGAAGTCCACGTCCTTGCGGTACCCACTCTCGAACCAGGAGACGGAAGCCACGAGGGCGAGGGTCTTCGCCCGCCCATACTTCCCGGTAAAGATCGGCTTCTCCGCCGGGTCATAGACGACCGAGATCATCGAGTCCGCGATCTCCTCATACCTCGCCTTCCCCTCATCCGGAGTCTCCTTCGCCGCCGGGACGTAGGAGCGGCCCGGAGGCATCCAGGAGAGCATCCGGTCGGTGAGCCACTGGTGTAGGGAGGTGACCGCGACCGACGGGACGGGGTGCCGCTGGAGGGACTCCTCGGCACGAAGGGGCGCCGACAGGAGCAGGAGCTGCAGCGCCAGGAGGGACGCTGTGAGCATGATGAACCTTGAAATGTGACGACTCATTTCTCTTCTCCGTTCGTCCGAACGGCCCGGGATCGAGCGTAGGGGCACAGATCCCAGGCGGCGGGGACGCAGGCAGGTTTTAAGCCCGTGACCGGCAGCCTGATTTAAAAGTTTAGGGAGGTTGCTAGGTCACCTGCCTCATTTCGAGGTACTGAGTGAGTCCGGACAAGGATGGGCGCCCGGAGGAGTACACGCACTTCCTGCGAGCGACCCGATACGGCCCGGAGACCGTCCATTCGCGTCCAGGGCGCCCTTCTGGCCCCCGAACCTTCATGTCGTCAAACTCGATCACCGTCCCCTCCGGCATGAGGGGCATGGTGATCGCCCTGAACTCGCAATGGACCGGCAAGTCCAGGAACACGAAAACAGTCCGGACGTTTCCTGAGCCCATCTGGCCCGAATCCGGCACCTCTGGCGCTGCCTTACGACGCTGCTCCGCATCTACCTGCTCCGCTCGCTTCGCTCGCTCTGCTGCCTGGTTCTGCACGTTCGCCTCTGAAAAAGCATGAGGATGGATGGAAAAAAGACCGGTTTAGGAGAAGGATCTCCTGGAGGAAGGGGCAACGGCAAAGCCGGCTACGACCAACGGACTGGGACCCTTCGGACTGGGACCCGAGCCCATCCCCGGTCTCAGGTCTTCTGGATCAAAGCCTCCGTCCACTGCGGGAACGGGGTGACGCCTCCGTCCTGGGGCCGGAGCCCCACGGTCCGAGGGGGCGCCCCCTCGCAGGTGCCTCGTCGGGCTTCGGACGCCCGGAAGGATACCTCGGTCCATCCCATGCGGAGGCCACCCTACAGTCGACGACATCCGTTCGTCACGGAAGACCGATACGGTGGGCCCGGGACATGGTGAAGAAGCCGGACAGCGGGCCGAACCAGAGAAGGCTCGAGGCGTTCGTGAGGAGAGTGTCGAGCCCGAAGGAACGGGAGTACGTCCGTGTGATGCTCCGGGAGCTCATCGAGAACAACGCCATCCCGCTCGACCTCCTCGAGTGGGTCCCCGCGCCGGCGGGCCGGGCGGGGAAGACGAGGTTCGACCAGCTCTACGATGCCGCCATGTGCCTCGCATTTCCTGGCTACCGGGAGGAGACCCTAGGCCGACTCCTCGGGCCGACGGCCAAGGACAGGCCCAGGACGAAGATATGGAGGGCGATGTTCCCTCCGAAATTCCGGCTGTCCCACGTCCTCCTCCGGGCGAGCTCGTTCCAGGAGGCGTTCGCACTCGGCTGCGACTACGCTTGCCGAATGTCACTACGGCTCAACAGAAAGATCCCGGTCGACCTGACTCTTAGGATCCAATTCGTGAGCGAGAAGGCCGTACGAAGGATGTTGGAGATGCGGTGGGCAAACCGCGTGAAGCGCCGGAAGCAGCTCCAGCTCGTGGGCAGGCAGTACACGCCGAAAGAGGTCATGGGCGCGCGGCTCGTCGCGCTCGGCGATCCGGAAAAGCCAGAGTACTCCATTGCCAAGTACGCGGAGGCCCGGGACCTCAGGAAGATCCTGCGCGAGAGGGATAGAGCCAGGGTGTCCTCCGTGGAGACGGAGACGTTCCGGCCGAATGACTAGGCTTTCGCGTAATGTCCGGCGTGTCGCGCCGGTACTGCCTCCGGATCGGATCCGACTTCCCGCCGGACGAGGGCTGCCGGCTCGCCCGGGAGCTCCTTCGTCAGGGAGACGACCTGGACGGGCTCGAGGTAGACGTGAGGGGCGTCCCGCCGGAGACGCTGGTCGGGTCGTTCTTCTTCGCGTTCCTCCAAACCATCCATGAACTCGCCCCGGACCGGCTGCCGGCCGCGCGTAAGATCCGCTGGCTCCCGACCCACGACTTCCAGGCGAGGAATGTCGCGAACTGGGCGAGGACGTTCAGGCCGAACTGAAAGGCAGACAATGCAAAGAGGCAAATTCAACATCTTGCTGGACGGGTTTTGGGGGAGCTCAGGAAAGGGAAAGATGGCGACCTGGCTCGCAGACAAGTTCAGCGTGACCCGGGTCTCCTCCTCGAACTTCCCGAACGCCGGGCACACGTCCCGCTTCTCCGACGGGACCACCTTCGTGGCAAAGGCGATCCCGACCGCCGCGATCCTCAAGAAGGTCCGCGGGATGGGCATGACCTGCTGGCTGTCCCCCGGGTCCGGATTCTCGTGGGAGCGCGTCGCGCTCGAGTGGGGCCAAGCCGGGAGACCCAGGATCTACGTCCATGGCCGGGCCTCCATCGTCACGGACGACCACGCGCGCAGGGAGCGCGAGGGCAACGAGTCCACGAAGCACGTCGCGTCCACCATGCAGGGGTCCGGGACCGCTATCGCGGACAAGGTCCTCAGGAAGGCGGACTGCGTCCTCGCGTGGAACGACGAGGAGAGCATGCGCAAAGCGTTCGAGGGCCTCGACGCGGACGACCGCGTCACGATCGTCGACCCCGCCGCGTTCCGGGACATGACTTGGTCCGCCATGGGGAACGGGGACACGTGGCTGCACGAGGGATCCCAGGGCTTCGCCCTTTCCATCGACCACGGATCCCACTACCCGTTCTGCACGAGCAGGAACTGCACGGCGCAGGCGGCGATGGACCACATGGCCGTCCCACCAGGCCTCGTCGGGGACGTGTACCTCAACCTCAGGACGTTTCCCATCCGCGTCGGAAACGTCGTGGAGGACGGGAAACAAGTCGGGTACTCCGGCGGCTTCTACCCCGACTGCAGGGAGCTGACCTGGGAGCAGGTCGCCGCGGAGTCCGGGATGCCTGAGGCTGAGGCCAGGGCACTCGCGGAACGGGAGCGCACGACCGTGACCAAGCGCATTCGCCGTGTCTGCACGTTCAGCTACGAAGGCCTCAAGGACGCCGTGAAGGTCAACGGGGCCACCAAGCTCGCCCTGAACTTCGTCCAGTACCTCGACTGGGCCGACCACGGCCTCAAGGGGGGCCGCGAGGCCTTCTACAAGCTCTCGAGCAAGACCAGGGCCATGATCGACCGGATCGAGGCGGAGGCTGGCGTCCCCGTCGTCCTCATCGGGACGGGCCCCGACCACGACGACGTGGTCAGCCTCCTGTGATGGACGCGCCCCGCGTCTTCGAGGAAGGGACTGTGACCATCGTTCTTGGCCCCGGCGGGTGCACCGTGTATGCCGGGGCCAAGGAGATCGAGATGTTCGAGCACGCCCGGGCGGAGTCCAGGTCGGGACAGACGCCTCTGGTCGAACTGAAGTTCGCGCGGAGCCACGAGCAGGACGTCGACCTGAGAATAGAGGAGTCGGCCAGGACCGCGCGGACCATCCCGTGGGTGGTCGTGTCGCGCTGACTCAGGCCCGTTTGCGCTTCAGATGTATCCCGATCATGTGAGGCCTGCCGGCCTTCCTCTTCGCGTCCTCAGCGAGGAAGAGGTCCCGGACGCCCTTGAAGTAGCCGGTCACCGGGAAAGCCGCGTCCCTACGCATCAGGCGCTCCAACATCATCTTCCCACCGGCCTCGGACCACATCCACTCCTCGCTGATCGGGACCCCGGGCTCGACCTGACTCCACACGTTCCCGTACGGGAACATGAGCAGAACGTACTCGGTCTTCAGGAACCGCGGCATCGGGAGGGCGGAGTACTCCTCGTGCCTCTTGATGGAGAAGTAGACGCCGGGCGGGAGATCGATCCCGAGCGGAGTCGTCGTAACCCACCTCCGGATGCTCATCCACTTGACCTCCGGGGTCTTCATACCCATCTGCTTCCGGCACTTCAGGGAGCAGTTGTAGAGAGCGGACGGAGACAGGCCGCATTCCCACGGCAAGAAGCCGGAGGGGACCCTGTCGAACCGGTGGAGCTCCTCAAACCAGGGGGTCCTAATCTTCGACACCCGCTGTTGTACGCTCGCCCTGAGTTCCTCACTCAGACTGAAAGGTTTGGTCTCGTTCATGGGAAAAGCTGATGTCTTTTGCCTCACCGACCCGGAGGGCAACCTCCTCCCTCCCGCGGTCCAAGCCACCGTACTCGCGAAGTACTCGCGCTCTCCCCAGCCCGCAAGGGCTATCTTGGCAGAGCTCACGGCCGAGGACGCTGACAAGTTCCAGGAGAAGTGGGTCGGGCAGTATGGACACAACTCGGTGGCAGAGCTCGCGAACGTCCCGATCTGCTTCGAGGGCATCTCCATCATCGCTTCGAAGGTCATCGAGTCCTGGCAGAGGGCGGGGTACTCGGAGAAGAGCACGAGGTATCAGGAGTTCAGCCGGGACTCCTTCGTGGTGCCTCCTGGGGCCCCTCCGACCATGAAAGAGTTCGCCTCGAGGCTCTACTCCGCATATGAGTCCTTGCTCCCGAAGGTTACGCGGCGCGTCGCGGAGATCACCGGCGAGGATCCGGAGAAGCGGACCGTGAAGGCGAGGGCGTTCGACAACGTCCGGTACTTGCTCCCGGCCGGGACCGGGACGAACGTGGCGGCCGTGCTGAACATGCGCGACGTCCGGGACATGATGACCTCCCTGAAGGGACATCAGAATCCAGAGTTCCGGGAGCTCGGCCGCGGACTTCATGAGGCGGCCCAGCAGGTCTGCCCCGCGCTCCTCAAGCATACGGAGCCCGACCGGTTCCAGCTTAGGCTCCGGTCCATCGGACCCCTCTACGAGCAATTCGACCCATCCAATCCGGCGCCGTACGTCCGGATCGACAGGCCGCATCTCATGCGGAGCCCGGAGCTCGAACACACTTCTTTCGAGGCCATCCTCGCCGAGCGCTATGGGATGAGCTGGGATGCATTCTGCAAGTTCATGGACGGGAGGCCCGAATACGCGGAGGCCCCGGAACCGTTCAAGACGGTCAGGATCTCATTCGAGGTCATGATGGACTTCGGCGCGTTCCGCGACCTCCAGCGCCACAGGCGCTGCGAGCAGTACGTCGAGCCCCTGAGGCTCGACTACGGGTATGTCGTCCCGGACGACATTAGGACGGACGCGGCGCTCGAGGCCGAGTACCGGGCCGCTATGGAGTCCGTGGACGCCTACGACGACGACGCGGTC